CTATCGGGTTGCGCGGACGGTCTTCACTCGTTCGGCGAGGAACGAGTCGAGCTGCTCGCGCGCGCGATCCATCTCGCCCGCGAGGACGTGGGTGTAGCGATTCAGGGTGATCGCAGCCGCGCCTCGCTGGCGCTCCGGAGTGGAGTGCCCCATCCACTCGCTCGCCACCTTCGGGCTCACTCCGGCATGGTCGAGCCAGGTGGCGCAGGTGTGCCGACACTCCTGGAGGTTGATCGGCACCAGAAGCTCAGGCCGGCGCTCTTGCTTGCGAGCGGTCTTCCTCTCGTCGGAGTTGACCTCCTCCCAGGCTTCGCGGCAGCGCCGCAGATAAGGACCGGTAGCCATCTCGCCTGACCGAGAAGCACGCAGCGGCGGACAAACTTTGCCGGCGGTCGGTCGCCCCTGCCGGAGGCGAGCCGTGCGGAGGATGATCAGCAATGGTCGGACGATGGGAACAACGCGCGTCGCTGCCTCCGACTTGCCGCCGCCGGCCGCCTTGTCAGCGAGCAGAAGCAAGCGCTTGTCGAGATCGACCTCCGCCCAGGTCAATCGACGGATCTCCGCTGCCCGGGCAGAGGCGTAGGCAGCCAACGCGAGGGGAACCTGGTCGGCGTCGTCAAGAGCCTTCAGCAGCCCTCTTAGCTCTCCGGGCGTCGCCACCCGATCTCGCGGGGTCGAGTCGTTAGCCGGCAACTGGACATGGGCGCCGGGGTCGGCCGTGGTGAACTCCCGCTGGCGCGCCCACCGATAGAGACTGTTTAGTGCGTAGACCCGTGAGCGGATCCGCGACGCCGAGATCATCCCCAGCCATTCGTCGACCGCGTGCTGAACGTCGCCGCCGCCGACGTCGTCCAGCCGCCGGTTTGACCACTCATCCGGGAGATGACCCAGCGTCAGACGGAGATCCGCCGCGGCCTCATCGCGATAGGGCATCCCCTTCTTAGTCAGGGCCGTGCCATCGGTGACGGCGACCCTGAACCTCTCGATCGCCGTCTCAAGGCGCATTGAGGAGGTTCCAACCGGCCGCCCCATGCGGAGAGAGGCAGCTAGATCGGCCCGAGCGTTGCGCGCCTCGACGGCTTTGGGATGGTGCTGCGTCTTCCGGGTTCGCTTGAAGCGCTTGTCGTAGACGACGCCGAAGTAGGAGGGCCTGCAGTCACACCGGCCATCCCTCCGGCCTTCGCTAAGCGCGACGCTCAGCGCGCAGCCTTCGCGATGCCTGGCGTAGACCCCTTGGAACTTCGTCTTCGTGTCTCGGCCGGCCACCTTCACGCGGCAGCCTGACACTTCTGCGCCTGATCATCCACCCACCTCTCGAGATCCCGGGGCCGATAAAGCCGCAGTTGCCCGGAATAGACGCAGGGAAGGTGGGGCTGAATGTGCCGCTCGAAGTGCCGCAGGCTCACCCCGCAGTTTTCCGCCGCTTCCTTGCGCGTCACGAGAAGTCGCCCCACGCTCTACTCCATCCCCTCAGACTCAGTAGAGGTGGCTAGGGCTAGCTCCGTTGCGAGATCGTTCCAGGCGTCCTGCTGCCGGTCATGGAGGTCAAGCCACGTCGGGGGGATCGCCTGTAGGCGGCACCACCGTTCGTAGAGCTCGCGCCCGGTCATGCTTCCTTCTTCCGGGTCCGCAGTTCCTCGACCATGCGCTTTGCGGTCGCGACGTGCTGGCGACAGGGGTAGAGGTACTGTGCGGTGCCGACCTTCTTCCCGGTGCGGTAGATCTCGATGGCCTCGACGCCCGGCCTCCCGCACCAATCGCACCTTCGCTCGGCGGGGGGGGGCAGGTTTACCGAGATGTGCGCCTCCCAGGCTCATCGCCCCTCACCGCTCTCGCTCGACTTGGATTTGCTGGGTGAGGACCAGATGACGAGGCAGCAGCCGAAGGGGGGGCGCGAGTTCGGAGCGACCGAGTCAGCCCCGGGCGGGATGAAGCGCATGCGGCCGGGAAGGAACTCGACCGTCAGAGAGCCGTTCCGCCTTCCGGGCTCGATGAGCGTTTGCCACCAAACCTGCTCAGTCCGGTTGGCGGGGAGCAACATCACCACGAGGTCCGCGCCGGAGTCCCAGGCCTTTTCGACCCACGGGGCGATGTCCGAATACGGCGGATTGCACCAGACCCTCTCGCCGCTCCAGTCCTGCGCCAAGCCGTCGTCCTCGAGCGTGTAGAAGCGAGGAAGCTTCGCGTTCTCCTTCGAGGCCGCCACGTCGACCGTGAACCGGAACCGCTCGTGCAGGGGTGCGAAGACCTCGGGCGTCGTCTCCCGATCGTCAACGAAGGGGTTGGCCCCCCGCTTCCCTACCTGCTGGCGGTGGTTTCGGGCTTTGAAGCCGACGAGGCTCACCCCTGCTCCCCCTTTGAGTCACCGCTCGACTCCAGTGCTTCTTTACCTAGCTGGGTGAGGCGGTGGACTTCGCAGGGGCCGAAGTAGCCCTCTGCTTTGCGGGCGGACAGATGCCCCGAGGCAACCAGCCGCTCGATTCGTAGCCGTGCGTTCTTGAGGTAGATGTCCTGCGCCAAAGCGAGGTGCCAGACCGTCGGTTCTTCCTGCATCTCGTCGCCGACGTAGACGCTTTCGAGGCTCGAAACGATCCGCAGCGTCTCTACCTGGCTCGGTCGAAGTGCCATCAGTGGTCACCGCCTGACTTGCTGGGTAGAGAGTCGGCGAAGTCAGAGAGGCGCTGCGACAGGGACCGGGCGTCGTCTTCGCCATCGCCGAGGACGTAGGGCAGGCACCGCAGAACTAGGCCAATCTCCTTCTCGCTGAGGAGGTTTGGGGGGGTCGCAGGGCGAACGCCCGCCTCCCGCTGCTTGTCGATCGCGTCCATGCGCCACTCGTTGATCTTGTCCTCCTCAACGACGCCCGCTAGCTCGGGAGGCAGAGCGCGCTCAACGTCTTCGACCGCCTCCGCCAGCATTTCCATCGTCGGGGCGGCGTTCGGTTCCGCACTCAGCGCCTCGGAGAGGATCGGCAGGATGTAGCGGAGCTCGAAGGCCCGCTGCGCAGACATTCGAATCGTCACCTGCTGCATGGGATCGAACCCGCCCATCAGCCCTCACCGCTCTTGTCGTCTGAGGAGGGCTGGGTAAGGGGATTGCAGTTGGAGCAGGCGGCCCATTCGGAGCCTTCCCAGATGACGCCCTGCTCGCATTCCTCGCACTCCCGGTCGCGGGCCTCCAAGGTCTCGACGTGCCAGGGGTCGCTGCTGCCTCCATCGCGGGCGCAGATCCCTTCCGGCTTCGCGGGGTCGGTCGAGGCGCAGGTCGGACAGTGCCCCTCCTCTACCCCGCCTTCCTGTCCATCGGAGGGCTGCTGGCGGCCGTACTCGTTGACAGGGTGATCCGGGTGGTCCGTGCAGCCAGGGCAGCCGCTCGTGCTGAGGTTGCCGCCGTGGACGCAGCGGGTCGCCGGCAGTTTGCATTCGTCGCAGAGCCACCGGGTGTCATCGCAGGTCGAGCATCCGGGTTGATGGTTCCCATCCGAATCGGCGCTGACGGGAGGTGCCGAGGTGGAAATGGAGACCTCGGCATGGAGCTCGGAGCCTCCGTGCCTGTCCCCACAGGTGTCAGCGCCGACTCCGACGGGTCGCTGGGAGAAGTCGTAGAGTGCGTCCGAAAGCTCAACCGTCAGCAGGTTCCGGGAGAGCAGGAAGTTGTTCAGCCCCTCCCTTACCTGCTCCAGCGTGTACCTCGGCTCCTCCTCTACCTGCTGGGGAAAATGCGTGGAGCCCTGATTGAGCCGGGCGGTTTCGCCAGGCATTCCCGCTTTCGCGGCCTCCTCGGCAAGCTCCTCGCTCGCGTCCACCACCACGGCGGTGAGCCTGTCGACGTTGGCTGCTTCCTCTACCTGTGCGGTGAAGTAGCGACGGAGCATCGGGAGGGCGTCCTTGATTCCTTGGCGCCATCGCGCTTTCTCGTCGGGGCTGGCTTCCTCCCAGATGCCAGGGAAGCGGTCCTCCATCGCGCCCTCCATTGCCTTCTTCGCTGCTCCATCCAGGATGTGGAAAGGGACCTCCTCGGTGATCTGCTGGGGGTCGGTCATGCTGCACGCTCCAGTTCGGCGACGGGCTGAATATGGGCGCGCTGGAAGTAGCCGATGTAGCGGGTGTATGCCGGGGGGATCGCCTGGGCCAGGCCCTCGACCGTCATCCAGTCAATGCCCATCGCCTCGCGCCATTCCTCAGCACCGTTGGCCCGTCCAAGCTCCCGCTCCCTGCCCTTGGTCGCCCCACCCTGCTTGCAGTAGGCATCAACGAGAATCAGCTTCCCCTCAGCCATTACGGGGTCTCCTCGTGCTGGGTAGTGGTGGTAGCTAGCTCAGGGCGGCAGGTCTGACAGAGGCGCGGCGCGAGCTTCCAAGCGTCCTCGCCGGTCCAGATCGTGTACTCGGTCTGGTCGGGAACCAGGCGCCCGCAGCGGGTCCGCTCGACGGCCGGGTAGTCGCTTCCGTCGGCCATGTGCAGACGAGAGAAGCCGCGGTACTTCTTCAAGTGCCAGACGACCGCACGCTCAGCCATCATCTCCATCCCCCTCACCTGGAAGGTCAGTCCAAGGACTGGTGAAGGTGCTGCCATCTGAGAAGGTGGCGATGGCGCGGGACTGGAGCCAGCACGCCTCGATGTGGCAACCGGCCTCTTCGGTCCCTCGCACGATTTCCTCGGCGAGCCGGCGGTCCTTCGTCCCCCCGCCCGGAACGACATTGGGCTGGTGCGGGTATTTGGCGACCACCCGGTATTCGGTGACCTCCTCTACAGGTGGAGAGTCGAGTGCGGCACGGAGGACGGTGAAGACCTGGCTGCGGGCGAGTTGCTGGGAGCGACCAGCGCCCCTCAGTGCCTCCTCGGCGATCTCCTGATCCAGCCGGAGCACCAGGTCAGCCACGATCGCTCCCTTCCTTGGCGAAGTCGGAGAGGCGCTCCAGTAGGGCATCCATGGCTCGTTTCTCGCCAGCGGTTGCGGCGCCGATAGTCAGCAGCCGCGCCTCCTCCTCGCTCAACACGTTCGGCGAGTCGGCGGGGATGTAGCGCTCATAGCCGCGCATCTGCCCGTGCTTGCTCTCGGCGCCCTGGCGGTCGGTGGCATAGACGGCGGGGCGTCCGTCGGGTTCGCCGAGCGGCCGTGGACCGAAAGCGACGAACGCCTCCCGCTTCATCCCCTTGTTGCTCTGCTCAGCGGGCACGATCCTCCAATCGGGCGCCGACGATGCGAGCGGAGTGACCGGCGATGGCCCAGGCGTTATCTGCTTCGCGAACGCCGATGCCTAGGGCGACCTCGCCCCGGATCTGCTCCTGCAGGATCTCCCAGAGGTCCAGGTCGTACTCCTCCAGCGAGGCTCGCATCCCCTCGGTACTGATCCCCTCGACCGCGATTTCAAGCACCAGTCGCTCAGCCACGTCCCTCTCCTTTGTCCTCGGTGTGTGCCGGGAGTTCGCCGTCTTTCCTCAGCGAGGCGCGGCAGTGCTGGCAGGTGACGATCTCGGGCGAGGAGTGATTCGCGACCTCAACCCAGCGGTTCGTGCTGGATAGGGCGCCGCAGAGAGTCAGGTCGAAGCCCGGAGCCGCGTGGATCTTCCGAGACGGTCGATATTCGACGGTGCGGATCGAGGCCATTAGCGCGGCCCTCCGAACGTCCAGAGCGTCAGTCGCACCCAGCCGTAGAAGATCGCCAAGCAGACCGGCAGCGCTATGGCCAGTTCAACGGCCGGACTCATCCCTGGCCCTCGCTATCGGTGGAGGGGAAGGCGGCGTCGAGGGCTGCAGCGATGCCCTGTTCAACGATGGGGCGGTAGTGGTCGGCGGTGAAGTCGTCGTAGACAAGCTCGGCGGCCTCTGCGGCAGCTTTGAGCGCTTCCTTGCTCTTCAGCGAATTTCTTACCTCGCTGAGGGCGACGACCTCGACCCGCTCACTCTCGGCTAGCTCTGACCCCTCGCATCGAAATGGTCCGTGGTCGAACCGAAAGCCGAGGCCGGTGATCGTCCATCGCCTCACGACTTATCCTCCGATTCCGGGGGGAACTGCTCAATGGCACGAGCGACGCCCTCCGCAATGCGAAAGGTGCGTAGCCGCTTGTCGATCCGGCGCTCGCCCCTGGCCTGCTCTTCGAGGTCCGCTTGCAGCTTCTCCAGCCGTTCACGTAGCTCCCGGACGTAGGAGGAGCCGGGGAGGAGCGGGGTGAGGTCAGCGAGGAAACTCCGGGCGTGGTCGAGCTTCGACGCGCGTTCCTCGTCGCTCAGCTCCTCCCAGCTCGGGAGGTTGTCAGCGAAGGTGCGCAGCGACCAGAACTTCTTCGCCAGCTTTTCGACAGCCTCCTGTGGCTCGGCCGGGGACTGCTTGCCGGGGGCGGCCATCAGAGCACCCCCAGTTCGCTCAGGATTACGCCGACCGGGAAGGCGACAAGGACGATGACGATCAGGCCGATCAGGAACGCCCGGACGAAGTTGACGGGATCAGCGAGCCAGCGGTCGAAGTCGTCGCGCCAGTTCATCGGCCGTCCTCCTGCTGCTCGGCCTGTACCACGACCCGAAGAAGCTCACGCGCAGCCGGTAAGTCGTCGTCTTCACCTCGGTCGCGTATCGCTCCGAGTAGAGCCTGAGCATGGTGCGCCCGCAGCGGCGTGAGCAAGACGATGCCTCGACCCGGCTCGTCTCCATTCCGTAGCTCTTCGAGTCGTCCATTCTCATTGCGCTCGAACCAGAGTGGGTGATCGCAGTCCTGTACCTCGACCTGTGGTGAGGGAGGCTGGGTCGAGGCGGCGGGTTCATCGCAGCGGTCGCAGCGTTCTTGCTTGGCGCAGTCGCACTCGGGCGTCTGTTTCGGATCTCCCGAGGCGTCAAGCCAACGGCGGGTCCGTTCGTAGGCAGACATCTCGCCCTCGTCAGCGATCCCCTCCTCCACCCCGCCGCTGTTCCCCGCCGCTTCCTTTTCGGCGAGGGCCTCGAGGAGGTCGGCGGTCGCTCGGCGAGCCGTGTGAAGGTCGGCAGCGTCGTCGGTCCCGAGGGCTCCGGCGATCGCGATGGCGAACCGACACAGGTTGCCGCTGTTCCCTGGTACTGGCTGGGTGGCCGGACGTAGGACAAGCTCCAGCCCCATCCGCTCCGTCGCTGCGGCGAGGTGCTCGCCCTGGTCGGCGAGATCTTCCACGTCCCTTTCGACGCGGCCGATCAGGTTCTGGCGCGTTTCGTTACGGTCGTCCCTGCCGAAGAGCGCAGCGACCCGGTGAGTCGGAAAGACGACCTTCTCCCCGCTGTTCCCCGGTGACTCGGGCTGGGTGGAAGCGGTAGTGACGAGACGCGCCAGAACGCCGCGCACGTACTCCTCGCCCTCTTTGGTCACATAGCAGAAGCCCTCGTCGGTGATGTCGCGGCCGGTCGCCAGCAGACCCTCGTCCTCAGACTCGTCCGCCGCCAGGTCGTCGGGGAGAAGCCCGTCGTCGTACCAGCCGAGCGCCAGCACCTTCAGCGCTTTCGCGACCTCCTCCCCCAGTAGCTCGGGGGTGGACTGGCAGTCCGACCGAAGGTGGGGGCGCAGCTTGCCGATGATGTGCTCGAAGGCAAGGCACACCCCTTTCTTGCCAGGCGTCCCCCGTATCTCTTCTACGGTGCGTTCCAGGTCGGAGATGACGTCGACCACAGCCGCCTCCAGCCCGCACCGTGGTACCTCAGGGTCCGCCTCGGGCTGGGTAAGGAGGGTGGAGACTCGGCGCAGGTAGGCAGAGTCGTGCCGGAGCGCTTCACGGGCGAAGAACTCGATGCCCTCGTCCTTCGAAAGCACCTCCAAGGTTCCGCCGATCCGGTGGAGTTCGTCGCCGAGCTCGTTAGCCAGGAGCGCGAAGCCCTCCTCCCCGTCCTCCCCTACCTCAGGGTCCTGCTGGAGCGGGGTGGAAGAGGCCTGGGGAAGGGCCTCGCGGAGTTGGTCAACGAGTTCGCCGAGTCGATCGGCTTCGGACTCCAGTCGCTCCTTTTCCCGAAACTCAGACGGGGTGATGTCAGTGCAGTTCTCTTCTTCGGCGAGCCCGGTCGCGCAACTCCGGCGACGACAGACCTCCTCGTCAAGCTCCTCGACCACCTCCCTTACCTGTTTGTCCCTCTCAGAGAGAGCGGCACCGACGGAGGCGATTACCTCGGCGCCACCTTTCGCGAGCTTCAGGGCTTCAGCTAGAGCGGCCTCGGCTTTCTCGGCGCGGTCCTCCATCCGCCCGTAGGCGAGCTGGTAGCGATCGGCGTGCTTGCTCTGTTCGTCCCGCTGGCGCTCTACCTCACCTAGCTTCTGTTCGGCTTCTTTGAGGTAGTCCAGCTCGACTAGAACGGTGCCGCTCTCCGGCAGCGGGTACATGCCCTTCGGGAGCAGGTGGTACGCGCTGCCGGCGCCGACGAGTTCGAACTGCTGGAGCTCCGGTACCGTGCCCTCCTGGCTCTGGGGGTTAGACACGGTCGGCCTCCTTTTCTTCGACGGCCGTGATTGCGATGTCGGCGGCTTCTTTCCATTCGGCCGCGGTCTCGGTGCTCTCCCACATGCGGCGCGCGGTCGCCCAGACACGGGCGCGAAGCTCGGCGGGGACCATGTACCAGTGCTGCTTGCACATGAGCTGGCCGCTGCGGCGTCCTTTCGGGCAGCCGTCGATCGGGCAGCGGTTCGGGTTCTCAGGCATTCGCGATCAGCCCCCAGACCCACTCGGCGAAGTGCTCGCCTGGAACGGTGTAGGTGCCGCCGTCCGCTCGCGCGAGGGTCACGAACGAGCCCTTGGCTTCGACCTCGCCGCGGAACTCCTCGAAGTCGAACTCCTCGTGCTCGTCGGGCGAAGCGAACAGGTAGCCAAGGGCCTCGGCGGTCGCCCGGCTCAACCGGTGTTCCATTCGCTCCTCAGCCTCTACCTGCTTCTGTACCTGGCTCTGGTCAGGCGGCATCGCGGGCCTCGACTTTGCTGGGTAGGGTCGGGGCAGCAAGACGAAAGCAATCCTCGATTCGCTCGACGCCGATGAGTTCGTCTAACGCCGCCATCACGGAAGCCGCGGACCGACCGGAAGCCGCACAGATCGCCGCAACGTCCAGAGGGGTGTCAACGTCTGCTAGGGCATCGAGGACCGCCGCCCTCCGGCTGGCCCGCAAACGCTCTGCCTTGGTCGGGCCGGTGCGAACGCGAACGACCGGCACCTTCTCCACCTGCTTCTCAGGGCTAGTGGTCATGGTTGGTTCCTTTTGCGGCCGGCGCCGGGCAAGAGCCATCGCGGGCCGCGCGTTCGGCTTCTCGGAGGTCCCCAAACAGCAAGCCCTCGTAACGAGCAGCCAGCGAGGGATGACGACTGCGGCTCCAGCACCCCTTAATAGCGTCGTACTGCTCTCTGAGAGCCTCGACGCGATCCCCCGGCGAGATTTCGTCCCGCCCGAAGGTGGGTATCGCAACGCGGGTAATCTGCTTGGTGCTGCTCATAGGGCTGACTCCCTTGAGTAGGAGGGCTGGACGTTGGCGCGTCGCGAGCCCTGTTTGCTTGATGGCACATACGATACCACAGTGCCGGTTGCACATGCGCTACCATCCCCGCTGTGACCCAGAAGGCAAAGCGAGCCGCCACCACCGTTCGCCTCCCCCAGGACATGCTCCCCTTGATCCAGCGAGAAGCCGACGAGGTAGGCGTCTCCAAGAACGAGTGGATCGCCCTGGTACTCGCCGCCGCAGTCGGCTACAGGCTGCCTAAGAAGTAGGCCAGCCATCAGCCTTCCTTTCCTTCAGTAGGGGAGTCGATGAGGAGGAGTTCGGGGCAGCGGTACGAGGGCGGCTGCACGTAGAAGGGTTGGCCGGGCGCGTTCGGGAAGTCGGCGAGCGCGACGAAGCCGAACTGCTCGACCGCCGTGCCAGTGAACGTTCCGTCGCCACCGCCAGCGGTTTCCACCCGAGCCCCTACCGTCAGCTCATGCCCCTGCTTGTCGTTGATGCGGGGCATCTCTAGTTGGTCTCCTGCTGGGTGGAAGCGGCGGGCTCAGGCGCCGGTTTCCGAACGACGAGAAGCTCGAAAGGCACCGGATGTTTCAGGTACGTCTCAGCGAGCCCAAGCAGCCACATGCCAGGCGAGTAGGAAAACTCCACCGGGTCTTCGTCGCCGTTCTTCCAGCGGATGACCCACTCGTCGCTGCTGATCGCCAAGCGCGCCACCTGCTGCGCACGGTCGCGGGCTTCGTAGACGAGGATGGTTCCCTCGGCGCGTTCGGCCCGCTGCCGCATCGCGTCAAGCTGGCGCTCCAACTCCTGAACCGCTGCCGAGACCTTCATCTACTCGACCTCCTGTTTGAAGGAGGCGAGGGCAGCTCGGGCTACTTCATCGGTGCGGTCCTGAGCGGCAGAGTTCGTGAGATCGTCGTCGTTGTAGATGCCGACGATCTCCTCCAGGGCCTGAACCAGTCCCTGTATGGAGGTCTCGGGGAAGTACTTTTCGCCTTCGTTCTGGCAACCGCAAACGCAATTCGGGAATGCGCTCATGTCACTCGGTCGGCGGGAAGGGTCACGGCGCGTCAGGTGCACCACCGGCCACCCCGCCTCTTCTGCTTTGCGGGGATGGTTTGCCATCACGCCGCTGCCTTTCGGAACGGGCTCTCGAGCTCCAGGCGAGCCAGGACGCCGCGGTTGGGGTACTCGATGTCAAGCCGTTCGCAGTGTTCGATCAGCTCCCGATCCAGCTCCTCGAAGTAGATGCGCTCGCGCTTGGCGGTGACGGCTGAGTGGAAGCCGGGGCAGAGCGGCGCCCCGATGATCGGGTTGTAGACGAGCTTCAGCAGCTCCTCGCGCGGCAGGTCGCCGAAGATCCGCCTCCACCACTGAGCTTCGATCAGGTGATGAGACTGGAGCTCGCCGCCGGAGCACTGGTGGCCCTCTCGCAGTTCGCGCGCCCAGCAGACCTCGCCGCTGCAGACCCGGTCGTGGAATTCTTCGGCTGCCGCTGCCTCCAGGGGCGTGTAGGTGCGCAGGCGACCGTTGTTCCTCGACGCCTTCTTGCGGGCGTTTCGCTCCATGCCGGTGATGAACCGCCGCCAGCATTCGGGGCAGTTCGCCTCATCGGGCTCCGGGTTCATGTGCCGGGTCTTGTAGTACTCATTGCCGTCGATCTGGCAGCCGTAGGGGCAGTAGAGCTTCATCCCGCAGCCCTCCGCGCCGAATCGGTCCTAGCCCTGTGGCGGCGGGAGCGTGCGCGGCGACGACTGACAGCGCTCTCCTCCCACTCGGCAAGCCGTTCGGCGATGACAGTCCGCTTGCGCTTAGTCAACTTTCCCACGAGCACGTAGAGGGAGGTATGGGTCTCCTGCATCAACCGCTGGTGAGCGCGCCACTGGTAGCGAGGAATCGCCTTACACAGTTGCTCCAGCCGCATCTCCCGGAGCCAGTCGGGGATCTCGCCCATCAGGATCTCGGCGACCTTCACGTCTCCGGCCTTGATCGCTTTCTTCAGGCCGGCCCTTGCAAGTCGGACCTCGTTGGCGGTTGCCAGGGCTTGCATCCACTGCTCGGGATTCGGGTTTCGAGTTGCCATCTAGCGCTCACCCCCGGCGGCAGTCAACTCACGGCTAACCGTCTCCCTAACCTCAGCCAGATCCCGCAGCTTCTTCTCGAAGAGGCCGGTGATGTTCGGGGCGCGGTCCTGGCCGGCGACGATCTCTCGCGCTTCCTTCGCCGCTTTGCGGCACAGGTCGGGGTCAAACTCTGCGACCAGCTGCCGGATGCGATCGCGTCGGGGTAGTGGCCAGTCGTTGCCGAAATCGTTGGGGGACAACCAGCGGAGCCCAGCCGTCAGGTGGTGAATGACCTCTCGCTGCACAGAAGACGTAACGTCTGCAGGACTTCTTTTGCAGTTAAGAGGAAGGTATGCATGCAGCCCTGACCCTTGCTGTTTCTCTGCACTCTGGACTCTGGACTCTGTACTGGCATCCCTAACGCATGCGGCTTCGCATCGCCCATTGCATATGCGGTTGCATTGCGACGGCAGTGCGCTGTAGATGCGTTTGCATTGCGTTCGCATCAGGCGGCCTTCGCTTCTTCTTCGGCAACCCTGCGCAGCCGCTCTCGCTCCCAGCGCGCCTCGGCCGCCTTCCGTGCCGACTCCGATTTGCCCAGAGCCTCGGTGCGGACGTCCTCCATCTTCAGGTTGACCAGCCCGCCATCGCCGTTTGGGTGCCACTTGTGGGCGAATGCCGGCCACAGTTTTTTTAGCCGCGACGGCGAGGAAGAAAGGAAGCGGGCGTTCGCCGCCACCTCGGCGAAGATCGAGCCTCGCTGCCAGGCGATCAGGAGCAGCTTCCAATAGGCCCCGAACTCCTCGTCGGTAAGCCCCATCTCCATAGCGTCCGCGAGAGCGTCGTCGACCCAGAGCTTCATGTAGGGGAGTTCTGATGGCACTCACCGTCCCCCGCTTGCAGTCGTCGCCAAAGGCGGCATCTCGTCATAGGTGCGGCCGTCGAGCAGGCGCCCGTTGGACTCAGGGCGGGGTCCACCGTTCTGCTTGTGGAAGAAGGCGACGCCTTCGACCGCGCACTCGCCGCGAAGGTCGGCGGCCCACGCGGGATCGAAGGAACGGTGGCCAGGGCCGGACTCCCCGCCCGTGATCAGCCAGTCGATATCGGTGAGGTCGAGTTGGCGGCCCTCGTAGCCGTCCCGCCATTGGCCACCCGGCGCATCGCAGACCAGCGGACCCAACAGCGACTCGGCCGAGATGAATCGAACCGCCGCCGGCACTTTGCGAAGCAGATCGGCCCGGTACACCCACCGATGAGTCTCAACGGTCACGCCCAACCAGACGTTCGGATACCCGTCGCCCCAGTCGGCGGGAAGCCTGGTCGGAATCAGGCGGGGGCGCTTGGTGAGGATCTGGTAGGTCGACTCCGGCGTTTCGCGGATGACTCTCCACGCCTCGTCGCGCCACTCGTCGGCCGCCGGGTGAAACCAGTCAGACCAGGAGCAGGTGAAGACGAGGTGGCGCCCGCGCTCAGCGATTGCCGCATCGCGCTCGCGCTTCCAGGAAGTCTTCCGCAGGGGCGCGTAGAAGGTGGCGTCAGCGCAGCGCTGCACGACTTCGGGGTCACGCCCGTAGCGGCGCTGATCCCGGAACATGTAGCACTCGTCGCAGCCCTCGCTGACTTTGTCGCAGCCTCGCCAGGGGTTCCAGGTCGAGTCGGTCCACTCGATGACCGAGCGCTCGCCCATCAGACCCCGGCTCCCGTGGTGGCTTTGTGAGACACGAGGTCGCCGAACGTCTCGTCAACTCGCGAGCAATCGTTGTGGTCATCGGCCGGACCACCGCTGAGCGTTTCGAAGATCGACCGGCTGTGGTCCGCGCTCGAGGTCCAGAACTCCAGCCACATACCGGTGAGGTCGAAGCGGATCAGCACGAAGTCGCCGCGCCCGTCGGTTCGGTCGATCCAGCCGTAGACGTCTACCCCGCCTTCGTGGTTTTCCAGATGACGATCCCAGCGAACCAGCGGCAACAGGTTCAGCGTCTGCGCAATCCGCTGCTTGGTGATCGGACCCATCACGCCGCCTCCCGATCCTGCATCCGTTCCAATGACGATTCCTCTAAGCCAGGAAGAGGGGCGGGCTCAGCATCGGCGGGAAGAGAGGCGCTCAGACTCGCCCCACCCGGACCTTGCGTATCGCGGGACACCGATGCTGAGCCCTCGCCCGAAACAGCAGCGACCAAGGAGTCGCCACACCTACCGCTGCTGTTTCCGACGAGCGATTGATCGGGCGAGGTACCGCCGGGGGTCGCTTTGACTGCCCCCGTCCCATCCATCGGGGGCTGGCCGCGACCCTCGGCGGTACCCTCGCCCGAAACGATGCTGGCCACGCCCGAGGACGCTCCTTCAGGACCAGCACCGTTTCCGACGAGCGTTTGAATCTCCCCGACGGACTCATAATCCGTCCGGGCACCGAACCTTTCTTGGCCCTTCCGGGTGAAGATGTAGACGCCTGACTTCGCGCCCTTCCTCGCCGCGATCGTCGACTTGCGTCGTTCCTTCTCCTCGATTAGGCCGCTGCCGGCGAGGGAGCCGAACTGTGCGGTTGCGAGTCGTCGGCACTCCTTTACTTCGCCTTCGGGGTAGAGGTCGATCAGGTCGTCGGCGAAGCACTCCCCGGTGGTTTTGATCCGGTCGATGATCGCTTGGCGGATCAGGCCGCTCAAGTCGCGGTTGTGTTTCTTGGTGGCTTGCTGATCGCGGACGGTCTGGAGTGGATGGCCAGTCGGGTCTACGTCGGGTCTGCCGTGCCGCTGGAGCCTCTTGGCGCACGCTTCGCTCCGGTACACCGCATCGGACCGGAGTCCCAGCAGAGAAGCGCGGCAGCCACAAGCGCACACGGGCTCCCCCGGGCCGCCGCAGACCGGGCACCGTTCGTTTTCGCCGACCTCGATGCTCCATTTGCCGTGGTGCGGGCAAACCAGATGACGCTTCGCGTTCGGCGGGGTCACTCGACTCCCCCGGTGTCCGGAATGGAGAAGTCAGGATGCTGGGAGGCCATGTGGCGCCGCACGTTTTTGAAGCTGCGATTGCAGCAAGGGCAGACGCCAGCCTTGATGCGCTTGAGAATCCGATCACGTTCGTTCCGGGCGCGAGTGGCCGCGGCCTTCTGCGCCCTCCGGCTTGCCTCGCTCTGATCAAGCTGGGCGGTGAGCCTGGCGCTTCTATCCCGCTGAGCCTCCAGGCGCAGACGAAGATCCTGCTCCTCGCTTAGACCCGAGTAGCGCCAGGAGTGTCCGAAGGGACAGCAAACTTCCCAGTGCTTGCCGGGGTGAGCGGCGCTGTTGTACTCCTGGGCCGACTCGTTGAAGGACTTCGGGATGGCGTAGGTGACGTGGCACGTCGGGCACTCGACTACATCCAGGGTCGTGGATGCGCTGAAACGCTTTCCCTCGGCTGCGCTGTAGATCGTCCTCGAAGCGGCCATTACGCCACGACCTCGGTGTTCCAGATGGTGTCCGGCGTCGTCGGCTCAGGCTTGATCGCTTTCCAGATCAGATCCTCGTAGGGCTTGCCATCGAGCATCCGGAAGAGGACGGCGGTGTTGCCCCCGCACCGCTTGAAGTATTCGGCAATCTCGCGCCGGTCGTCCGTCGGCGGCTTCCCCTCAAAGAGCGCCTGAGCGGCGGCGACCTGCGCCCGGAATTCGTCGCGTAGAGAGGCGGTGGTCGAGTCGACCCAGGCGAAGATCTCGTCAGGGATTCCGTCCAGTTCGCTGACCGGATCCTGACCAGCGGCAAGTGCCTCCCAGATACGGCGGGCATTGATCCCGGTGACAATTCGATGCAGCCGGACGTACTCGGCGTGCTTGATCTTCACTCGCAACCCGGAGGTGAAGGTGACCACGTACCCCTCACAGTTGGGGCGGTCTTGGTCAACGAGTTCCTCGAAGCCGAGGTAGTGGCGCTCCGCCTTCTCCCCTGGCCAAGCACCGTGCATGTGCGGGCGGTCTTCAGCAGTCAGGTTGTCGAGCACTGCCAGGAGGACGAGTTTTCGGTCGCCGCCGTAATCGACGACGATCCGGTTAGCCGGGTAGACGATCTCGAAGAGGGCGGTTTCGCCGCGGTGCCAGGCAGCGCCGTGTTCGTGAAGGATGCGCGTCCCTTCGATTGCCTGCTCGCTGGTGAAGCTCCCACGGGTGGCGAGCCGCCATTCGTCGCCCAGCGGGTAGGCAATCCCGAGGGAGCCATCGACCTTCTCGGCGACAGTGAACGTCCCCAATTCCGAGGTGTTCAGATCCGGGAGTTCGTGCAGGTTGAAGAACTTCGGGAACGGGCGAGCAACTACGGCTCCCTCGACATCAAGGATCAGGCCTCGACACGCGAGCGTCTCTGGAGTCCAGTGCTTCTCGAACTGGGTTCGCTCCGTGTAGTTGTAGATCCACAGGTCGGCCTCGGGGTGGCGCTGACTTCGCAGCCATCCCTCGGCGACCAGCGCGTCTAGGCGCTCGCGGTCGAACTTGTTCACCTCGCCGCCCCCGCAAGCTCAAGAGCCTCAGCCCGATCAACCGCCAAGCACTCCTCGCAAGGCTCCTGTCCCAGACGAGAGAGACCGAGGGAGAAGATCCGCCCAGACGCCTCACCCGTGTCGAAGTCCAGTTCCTTACCGCAGCGGGACACCGAGATCCGGTGGCGGCCGATGACGCGCACCAGCTTCTCCTCGACATGGATCAGCCCCGTGTCCCGCTCGGCTACGTAGATGGTGCGGGCCATCAGTCGAGCTCCTTTGCTCGCCAGCAGGCGCCGTCGAGTTCCGCGAGTCCGGCGCGCTCGAGGACGCGGAGCTGGTAGCTGATGCTCGCCAGCGGAATGTCAACGAAGGGTTTCTGCGCGCCGATCAGCGTCAGACTCATCGGCCTCTCCGCCTTGCACAGAAGTTCGTAGAGCTTCATGCCCGTCTCGTTTTTGAGGGCCTCCTGCTGCTTGTGGGAGTGGTCGACCATCAGGACGACACCTCCTCAAGGTCATCGCCGAGTGCGGAGATCAGCTCGCCCGCTCGGACCGCGGCGTTGGCCGCTGCGTCAGGAGACCCCGCGACCGACATCGCCACCAGCTCGACGGTGAAGACACCAAGGCCGGTACTGAGGTCGGGCGCTTCGAACCCCGATCCGTACTTGACAAGCGCCTTGGCGGCGCCCTCCTTTCCTCCGAACAACTCGTAGAAGGTGCGGCGAGACGTGCGGGCCGATTTGACGATGTCGCCGATCGACGCGGCCAGGTAGCCCTTCGCGCAGATGGCATGGGCCAAGCCGTCGAGGATCCGCCGGCGCTGGTTCTCCTCGACGAACTCCCTGGGCAGACCGTGGCGACCGGGGGGCAGGGTGCAGAGAAGCGGGGTGGTATACATCAGCCGACCACCGCCTCGGTGGCAGCCTCAAGCTGGGCGTCCATCTCGCGCGCCGTCTTCCGACCATCACGGGCCTTCGCTGCAGCGCCGTTGATCTTCCCGGCAAACCGGTAGGTCTCCAGCGCGGACTCGAAGCTCTCTGGAGTGCCCTCCGCCTTGAAGAACTCGTAGGTGCCGTCGTCAAAGACCTGGAGGATCGCCGCCCAGTTGGACTCGCCAAACCCAGATTCCTCGGCGAGCAACGGGTAGCCCCCACCTACCTGGGCATGTGCGGCGCAGGAGATGAAGCCACCAGTCTTCAGGTCGATGACGCCGGGACCTTTGGCTGAGTGGCAGGCGCAGGAGGACCGATCACATTCGGCCAGTAGACGACCGCGGAAGTCAAGCCGGCCCGCAACCCGCAAAGCCTCCGAATAGACGACTTGCTCGACCTGGGCAGCCTTCGGTTCGTGGTCGAGGAAGAACTGCGAGACAGCGAGGGCGCGTTGCAGCTCCCGTTCGTTGAACCGGTTGAAGTCCGGAACCGGTCGCCCCATAGCAAGCGCTTGGAAGGCGAGCACGTGGACGTTCGTGCCTTCGTCGCCCGCCTTGTCTCGGATCTGGTCATAGGTGAGACCGTGGTCTTCCAGCTCCTTCCACATGCGGTCGGGGCTGGTGAGCCACGCCGCGAACTCAGAGCTCTCGGCCAGATAGAGCTGAGCGACCCCAAGGAGCTGGGTCCGCGCCGCCCAACGCAGCAGGTTCTTGGGGTCATAGTCGAGCGTCTTGACTGCCGAAGTGACACCCGTCAGCCGCGTCCCCTTCCGGCCCGTATCCGGATTATGCCTCCAGTAGGAGTGATCCTGTTTGGGGTCGGTCGGGTGCTTGTCGATGTACCAGAGCTTCTGCCCGTTCGGGAGTAGCACCAGCTCTTCGTAAGGAGCCGGGGCGCTCATTCCTCTCCGCCCTTCTTCTCGGCCGGCGCGTCGACCTCAGCCTCGGTCTCCTTTTTCGAGATCCAGCGTTCGAACTTTTCGGCCTGCTCGTAGGTGAGGCCGGCGATGCCTTCGACGGCACCTTTCTTCGTCGAGCAGTCGCCTACGTCTTTGCCACCAGCGGCGTGCGAAGCCGCCAACCGGAAGGCCTCCTTCGCGGCGGGGACCTTCCAAGCTCGATCGACGAGCTTGGAAGCGATGCCCGGGCCTATCTCGGCCGGGCTCGCGGGCTGACCGTTACCGGCCCCTTTTGACGCCTGCTCGGCAATCTGCTCGTTGACGTCGGGGTCGAGGTCAGCGGCTCCCAGGTAGATCTCGTAACCCGGTCCGACGCGAGCAAACGCCGGCTTCGCAGCGTTGGTGTAGGAGCCCTTGTAGACGTTCCCCGTGGTTGAGCCGCGATCGACTCCGCCGTAGCTGGAGCGAGAAAAGAGGGGCTTCTCGGGCGTGCCGACCGTAACCGTGACCCGCGCCAGCTTTCCCTCGTTGAAGTACTCCTCGTCGGCGAACCACCAGAGGGGCGTCAAGACGTTGTCCATGCGGTCGATCTGAACCTGCACCGCCCGCACACCGGTGGACTCGTAGGGCTTCCCCTTCTCAAGCCTCGGGACGTATTTGATGAAAGCCGAGGGGATCGGTTCTCTCAACAGAGGCCGCAGTTTCAGGAACAGCTCGGGATCCAGCTCGGTAGCCGCGCCTCGAATCTCCGCTGCCTTTGCGGCGATCACAGCCTCAGCCTGCTTGGCCTCGGCGAGTGCCTCGGGCGTCGGGTCACTCGTCGCCTTTTTGCCTTGAGCGCTCACGACCCGTACTCCTCAGCAAGCTCGCGCTGGATATCCTCGTGGTCCAGAACCATCAGCCCCACTTTCAGGTGAAGGTCAGCCGCGCCTTTCCTGCCGCGGTTTTGGTCGAGCACCGGCTGAACCCGTCGCATCAGCTCCTCGCGGACCTCCTCCAACGATCGAGCGACACGCGCAACGTCTTCGAGTTCCATCGGCTCGCCGGGCCGTACCTCTTCGCGGGCTCGCTCGTAGGCAGTGGGCAGGGCGAGACGCAAACCGGCGTCGGCTCTTTCCCGAGCCTCGATCAACTCCAGCTCGGGTATGTTGGGTACAGCCATGGATCCACCTCCGTGGCTCGCGGGCCGGGACGCTGCTACGTCGCCGGTCCTGTTTTGTTGAAGGTCTCGGGGGTTCATCGCCGCGCCTCACGCAGGGAGCGATGCACGGCGGCAGCGAGTTCGGCAAGCCCCGGGTCTGAGCCGCCCCATTCGACCCGCCAGTCACCTAGGTCATCGACCAACGGACGGAGGTCGTCCGTCTCCTCAAGGATCTTCATCCCGTCTAAGGTCAGATCAGAGAAAGGAGTCGGGCAGGAGCAGCCAGTGTCGGCGGCAGCCCGTAGCTCACCTGAATCGACGTTCCGCCAGATGACGATCTGTGCGAATTCGTAGGAACCCGCCCAGTCGTACTCGGCGAGGATCGCCCAACCCGCCGGCGGGTCGTAGTAGGGAGACTCGCCATATCTGGCGTAGCCGCCCTCATCGCTGATCCCTTCGCGCCAGGCCATCAAGCAGCCCTCCCGTAGCGCTCATCGCTCGGCACCCGGGCATTCCCGCCACCGATCACCTGGAAGGGAGCGTCGAGTTCCTTGGCCGCATGGAGTTCGGCACGCCGGCGCCGTTCACGCTCCTCCGCGCGCCTGGCCGCAGCCATCACGACGACAAAGCCGACGGACGCGAAGGTCGAGATGGCGAGCCAGATCAGCCCGGCCTCGATCAGGGAAGAGACTGCGAGCACCATCACGCGCTCACCGCCTCTCGGCCTTCAACCAGAAGGCACCAGGCCATGAGGTCGACTAGGGGTCGCAGTGTCCAGCTAAGGAAGATGAGGGCGAGCGGGTTCACTTCTGCCCACGCTCCGCTAGCTCTATGGCGCGGTCGTACATCGCCATCGTTGCGGCGTGTCCCAGCCGGTCATTCACGACATGAACCGCGGCGCCGTGCCGCTCGCGAGCAGCTTCATCAAGCAACTCGACGGCCTCTGGGTAGAGCCTGTCGCTCTCGAACTCAAGGGTCCCGAGAGCGCAGAAGCTGAACGCTTCCTCGTAATCGCAGCGGTTCCCCTCACGGTCGCGCGCACTCACGCCCTGCGCCAACCGCTCCGGATCACTGATCCGCTCCTTCGCTGCCCGTAGTACCTCTACTACCGAGCGCTCAGTGGTTGCGGTGGTCATCGCGGTCGCCGATCTCGCTCGACCTTGGCGTAGGCGTCCTCAAGAAAGTCGGTAACCCGAGCGCCAACCGCGAGCAGTAGATTGGCAAGAGCCAGGAGAACGAAGACACCAGCCCACGTTGCGAGAAACCAACCGGACTCTCGACCGGTAGCGAGCTGGTAGACGAGCCCACCCGCCACCGCCGAATAGAAAGCGCTCTGAATGAAGAGCCAGATCCGCTCGCCGTTGCTCATGAAGCCACCCCCGCCAGCTCAGCCTCATAGGCAACGAAGGTCAGACACCGTTCCCAGTCGTGGTATTCCACCTTGCCTTCGTGGAGTTCTTCGACGATCTGGGAGAGGGTCATCGACGCCGGCACGTTGGCCTGCGACTCGAAGATCTGGGCGGCCTCCTCGACCGTCTCGCACTCCCACTTCTGGTCTTCCCTGCCGTTGAGCTGGGGACCGCCGTCGTAGATGGCCTCCACTACATAGGTCATGCGGCCACCCTCTTTCGGCCGCGTCTCCGGGCAGGGAAGTGATGGCCCGCTTGGCGCAAGCGCTTAATCCGCGAGTAGACCGAGCTGATGGAGGCGTAGCCGGTGAACTCGGCGATCTGCTCAAGGGTCAGCCCTTCGCTCCACAGTTCTTCCAGGTACTGCGGTGATGCGATCGGCGCGGCCGCCCCTTGCGGATCAACAGGGTTCGGCGGAACCTCAAGACCGAGTCTTTCGGCCCGGTCGAACATGCCGTTGACTGAGGCCGCGCTGGTGCCAAGGCGGCTGGCGATCTGATGGTTAGTCAGACCCTCTGAGCGCCAAGCGATGATCTGTTGGCGGCGCTCTTCCCGAACATCGGCGTCGCCACCGAGCCGCCGTAGGGGCAGGTTGGTCTCGCCGCGTTTTCGCCACGCGTGAACCAGGCTGGTGACCGAGTGCGAGGAAAGCCCTTCACCAATCTCCTCCGCGATCAACCTGGCCGGCAGGCCTTCCCGCCACTTTTCCTTTATCTGACGGTTGCGCTCTCCGTATTTCGCCTCGTGCTTGCAGTCGCCGCACAGGTCATCGGGGGTCGCCGTACCGTCGTAGACGTCGGCGCTGCACTCCCGGCAGATCGCGGTGTACTGAGTTCGACGGCGGCAGCGCTGGCTGCACCAGATCCTCTTGCCGCGGGTGCCCGTGAGGTCCACGTCGCAATCGCGGCCTCGGCAGACCCGACGCTCCCCCATGACCTAAGCCACCTCCCTAGAAGAAGCTCCGGTGGGGATGCGATCCCAACCCATGAGCCACGAGGGCTCGACTCCGAGGAACTCGGCAACTAGTGGAGCGAGGTCGGCGGGGATCGTCGCCCCGTTGGCCCACTTCCGGACCGTGTCTTCAGTCCGCTCGATGGCGGAGGCGACTTCGCTGCGGGACCTGCCCGCCGACACCATTGCCTCCGCCAGCCGGTTCTTCGGGGGATTGACCATGGACCCACCGTAGCAGGTTCCAGAATCTCATTCCAGACTTCTTTTCTGGATCTATTCTCTTATGTGCGGATTTGGTTTACCGTTGCGGCGGTGGCGACCGGATTGATAGAAGCGCTCGCAGCGGCAGCGAAGCGGGCGAGGGAAGATGCCGGCGTCAGCCGCAGCGAGGTCGCGGCCCGTGTTGGAAAGACTGAAGACACGATCCGAAAGTTCGAGGGCGCGCAGACCTTCACTGCCTTGAACGACATCATCGATGCCTATGAGGAGACGACCGACTCGTCCCTACTGGACCTGCTCTCCGAGGCTGAAGCCACCCTCAAGAGAAAAGGCTGACCCGACTCCAGTTCGTCTTCGAACTCGTCTAGGGCGGGCTGCCAGACCGAAGCGGGACCGAGCCGCTTCCGATGACGACGAACATCGGCCAAGAGATCGTCGAGCACGTCTCGCTCGGTCCCGCTTCCGTCGGCTGAACCCCCCTCCTGCACCCCTTTCCTCCCCTGCCGGTCCGTTTAACTTTTAGGCGCTTAACTAGACAGCGCCTTTGGAGTGGCAGAGGGTTCCGAACTGCCGACCTGCTTGTCAAGTGTTATGCGCGCCGTTCGTCAACGTTTGTCCGGCGCCGGCACCTTGAAGAGGCCGAAGCCCGAAGAAATGTGGACCGCGCCGCGGCCTTCGGCACTTCGGCGTTCGGCTGACCGCTGCTCGATTTGGTCCATCCCTTCCCGGGCCTGTTCGTAGAGTTCCAGGGCTTCATCTAAGCCCCGTTCATCGACGACCCGCCGAGTCCGCGACATGTGGAACTTGTCATCCTTACCTAGCGTTCCCTGCTTCCACGCCAGCACGTAGTCATCGAGCTGCACCTGCATGAACTCGCCTAGAAGGTGCTCGGCGAGAACCGGGTCGTCGGCGACGAGCTGATCCCACTCATCCGTTTCGATCAGCGACCGCTCAGTTGCTTTGTAGAACTTCTCGGAGGGCTTCCCGGCGTTTCGGCGCTCCTCGACCATTTCGGCGCACCCGAGCTTCACCAGCTCTTTCGTGTGGTAGTTGACGTTGACCAGATCCTTCCGACCGAGCTTGAGGTGCCGCGTCATCTCGGCCGGACTGGCGGTGCGCTCGGTCAGAATTTTGAAGATGGCGGCACGCAGAGGATGCTCCATCGCCTTCAGGCGATTCTGGCTTGCCTTGCGCTCGGTTCTGGTCGCCACGGTCGCCCCCTCAGTGCTCCGATTGGCTTGAAGGTACTTGTTCATAGCGCAAGATGTCCACTAAGCGCATGAACGTCCTCTAGCGCAGTCATCGTTTCTTCCGCCTTCCGAGATCGCGAAAGGGGGTGAGGACCAGATGACCATGGCGAAAACCGACGAGGTAATCCCGGCCGTAAAAATCGGCAAGACTGGCTGAGCTGCTGTCCGCCATCGGCGGATAGGTTTCGCGCGGCGCTGACATGGAGGTCTGTTCTCCTGTTGGTGCAAGGCCGGGTGCTCGCTGTTTGCCGCAGCGACCCCGGCCGCTTTTCAAGTTCCGGTCGCGACTATAGCGCCTGAGTACCGGAGCGGTTCCTGAACAACAGCAAGTAGGGATAGCTGCTTTGGGGTTCGACGGTGGAGCTCCGTCGTCAGCCGATGGCATGAGCGACTCGATGGCCGAGTGGGAACATCAACCCTGCGGAACGCTCAATGTCGGCAACGGCCAGGCTCCAGGGGTCAGCAGGGGCGACTTCAGTTGTAGCGGCTACAGGCTCATCAAGGACCGGAGGCAAGTTCTGAGGCAGTTCGTGCCGCCTCGGCGCTCAGAGCCAAGGTGACGACAGCGACCTCCTCGGGCGTCACACCATCCTCCACTACGTAGTCCCGAGGGCCGTCGAGCGAGTAGGAGGCGACCAGCTTCCAGTCATCTCCGCACTTCACGTAGGCGCCATTGCGTATGCCGCTTCCGGTGCGACTCAGACGAACGACCGTGCCCTCCATTCAACTGCCGCCTTCGGGAGTCGACCAGCCTATCGCAGCGAGGCCTGCGGTCAGCACCACGGCGCCGAGCTCTTCGCGGTCGAACTCCCCGGTCGCCACCCAGCGGGAGGCGATGAAGAACAGCCCGGCCACGGCAGGTACCAAGACCTTGGGAACGGGGATCAGGGGCTTCAGCCTCTCAGCCATTCGTGGCCTCGCAATCCGCGGTCTCGGAGGCGACATCGAGCACCGTTCCCGGTGCAAGAGGCTGATCGCTCCCCTCGCCGATCATTTCCAGCTCATAGAGCGGCGGGTCGGTCTCTCTCACAGAGGCGATGCGGTACTGCGCAGGCTCGTTCATCGTCGTGCCTTTCTGGAGAAGGGATTCACGGTCCCTCTGGGCGGCTGATCCAATTGCGCATCGTCAGCTCCAGTCGGGGCGGGCCACGATGCCCCGGTCGAACTCCGACAGCGAGCGGACGTTTTCGGCCACCTCACCGCCGTTGGACTCCTGGCCACCGGCCGTGGTGTTGCCGCCGAGGCAGCGGACCTGGCCATTGCGGGGCCGCTCGGCGACAACCTCGATGTGCTTGCCGCCCCACAGGCAGGCGAGGTCACCCGGGCGGGCGTCCTCGGCCTTGACCGCCTTCAGGCCATTGACCCCGGCGATCGCATCCGCGGTGATGTAGGGGGCGAAGCCGAGCCGGATTCGGTTCGGGATCTTCGCCCCGCCCAGCTTCACCACCACCCAGCAGGCGAAGCAGCCGCACCAGAAGACCGGGCCGGTGTAGCCGGTGAAGCGGATGAACTCCTCCACCTTGCCGCCCCAGTTCGAGCCCTCCGGCTGCTCCTTGATACCGATCAGCTCGCGACCCCGCGCCACCGCCTTCTCGCCGGCGTCCTTCGCGTAGCGTTTGCGGAGCTTCTCCCGGTAGTCCTTCCGACGGCGGCCGGCTGCCTCCTCCTCATCGGTGCGCTTGCGGCCGCGGATCAGCTTCTGGGTGCCTTCCGAGATGGTGCCGTTGCGGAGCTTGTCGTGCGCGTCCCCGCAGATACCAAGGCAGTAGGCGATGTCAGCGGCAGCCTCAAAGGTCTGGCCGCCGAGGTCACCGTCGACCTTGATCTGCCGGTCGATCTTGAAGTGCTCGAACCGCTCGTTGATCTGCCCCTGCAGCGCCCTGACATCGGCACCAGAGAGAATCGGGGAGTGCAGCGACAGGGGTCGATGCACCTCTTTGCGGTGGGCCATGGGCGGCCCTCCTTTCGAATCGGGGTCGATGGATGCCCGCCAGTGCGCCCGAGTGGGCGGAGGGCGAGCAGGACTCAGGAAGAGGGAGCTACTTGGCGACGGGAATCTCGTTGGCGAGGATTGCGCCGACGGTGTTGTGCAGCAGGCGTTTCAGCTCCTCGCCGTAGCCGAACCGCTCGGCGTTCTGGTCGATGGAGCGACGAATGTCCCCGTCGTCGTGCCGGCGGGTGGCGGCGATCCAATCGCAGAGCATCTCCGTGAGCTGGATCAGGTTCATGACCCCGATGCCTTCCATGAAGTGCTCCGGGTGGTGATCGTTGTGAGCGTAGTGGTGCCGGAGACCCTCCCCCATCTCGGCGAGGAAGCCCTTGTACTCGTCGCTGCCGTAGGTGGAGTCCTTGAGTTGCGGCGTCACCCGGTCGAAGACTTCGACCTCGGGCGGCTCCAGCTTCGAGCGGTCATGGCGATGCGCCCGTTCCGTCAGGTCGCCCGCTACACCGAGCAGAAGGCCGCGCACCTGGGCGATGTGCTCATGGGTGTCCGGCCGTGAGTCGTAGGCCACGGTGGTGGCTCCTTTCGTTGCTATTGGCGCCGCGCTTACAGGCGGCGAGGATCAGGGGGGGAGCTGGGTGTAGGGTCAAAGCGTGACTGATTCGCACGGGCCTTACGTGATTCGCCTCTTCTTTGATGACCCTGAAGGCATGGAGGAGACCGAGGCGATGGCGGGTCCATTCGCCGACGGAACCGAGGTCGCCGCCGCGCTATTGGGCGCTGGCTTTCGATGTAAGTCCGACAACGAGGACCCCACCGAGGTCTGGTGGGACGGGGCATCGACGGTGCAGGTCATCCCCTTGACTGCTGCACTGCCGTAGCTGCTGCCCGCGCAAGCGCTCCAGCAGAATTCAGCGCTCCGAGACTCCTGCGTACTACCTTCGGTAGATGGCCATGAGGAGAGGCCGAGGACTCTGGATCTGCCCCGACTGCGGGACGATGCGATCGTTCCGCTTCAGCTCCATGCACTACCCAGCAGATACGAGACACGAGTACTGCGGAGGAGAGCCGATACCTCTCGAAGAACCTCCTCCCCATCCAAAGAAGACAGAGCGCCTTGCTTCTGAAAGCCGGGTGGAGCGAGGGAGGCTGAGACCGGGTCCTGAAGGTGGCGGGAACGGGCGGTAAGGTGCTGGGAATGGCAGATTGGATTGTGATCGATGGGTTGGATCTCAGCGCGACGGGGCCTACGGTCACCATCGAGGCAGGGACCAGTTGGGGGCGGGCGCTCGACAAGGTCGGCGCGAGCTTTCACATCGAGCACGTCCCTGACGAGGCCGAGGAGCGAAGGATCAGCGCCGAGGCAGCGGAGTTCCTGCGGGACTACGAGTTCGAGGAGGCCGGGTCGGTCCTCGCCATTTTCTGGCGCTACCACTCCCTCGAAGCCGAAGAGTTCGACACGGTCGAGGAGGCCGAGCGCTTCCTTGAGAGCGGCGAGGAATATGGGACCTTGTCGGGCGAAGCCATCGTCACCGGCGACGAGATCACGGTCCTGCCATGAAGACCCTTCGCGAGACGGCCGATGAGTTCGCCGCCGCGATCCGCAGGGACCCCACCTTCAAGTGGTTGTCGACCGGCGGCAACGTCTTCTATCCGCCAGCTGCGATCTTCCTCATCGCTCCGCTCGTGGCGGCGGCCACCGGCCCGACGACCGGCATGCACATCTACGCCTACATCTCGATGTTCGTGCTCGGCCTCGTCTGCCTGGTCTTCGCGGGGTTCAGCGAACCGCGCTGATCCTCATCGCGTCCTCACACAGACCCCAGCCACCACCTGAACACAGACATCAAGATCAGGGAGGTTGGCGCCGGGGGCTTCTACTTGGACGTCGGCTTTGGCTACTGGCGGAGGGACGACGGGCGGAACGGTGATCGGCGGGCCATCGCCTTTCGATGGTGAAGGCGTAGACGGCGCTGCAGTCGTCGGGGCGGCCGCGGGCGCCGGGTTGCTGCCGGTGTCCGTCGGCGTCGACGGTTGTCCGCTACCGCCCTTGCCCGGCGTGGCCGGTGACCCCTCGCCGCCTTTGCCTGCCGCAACATCCTCCCCGCCGCCCTCAGTACGGGGGCCGACCTGCTGAGAGCCGTTAGGACCAAGCTGCGAGGCATCACCTTTCGGACCCTGATCTGCTCCGACGCGCAGGCGGACTCGGTTCTTCTCTTGGTCGACGAATTGCTGCGGACAGTTCTTCCCGCGCTGGTCCGTCACCCGCTGGTAGGAGATGCAGGGCCCTTTGATTGGCTCGGCTCGAGCTATCGCCTGCCGCAGCTCGGCGCACTCCGCACTGGAGGGGTCCTGACTACAGGCGGTCTTCGCCACGAAGGTGGACTGCGAGTAGAGGCCGAGGCCGAGGAACAAGGCGATCGTCAGTGCGGCAGAGACCCCTGCCGAGACGAGGATCGCGGTCGCCGGATTCGCGGACATCCACCAGTACGCGGCATTCGCTCGGTGCTTTACCTGTTCTTTCACGTCCAGAACCTTTCGATCGCGATAGCCAGGCCAAAGAGGGTCAGCGCCCAGGTGAAAGGCCACTCGTCCCAGCGGCTCATCTGAACGGAAACACCCTGTCGATTCCCTGGCCCGCCCAGAACAGGGCCAGAACCACCAGAGCCCCCAGCAGCTCCGCGTCGATGGTCTGGGTCTTGATCTGCGAGTAGGCAGCGAGCACCAGCAACACCACCGTGATCAGCTTGGCCATCGCCGGCGATGACTTTCGCTCGGGCTGAGAGTCGGGGGTCAATCAACAGGGTCCTCTCTGGGTGGGCAAATCAGGACAGGGCAAGGGTTTGGATGTCGGCTTGGAGCCGCTCGAGCAGCGCCTGCAGACCTTCGGGCGGTGCGTCGAGGTCGACGGTTGCCGTTCGGGTGTTGTGCTCGTAGCTGCGCCGCACGATCCGCCGGTAGCTCGGGTCGGCGGCATCGGGGAATCGCACTTCGTCGCCAGCGCGGACCTGGGAGACCGGGCGCATGACGCCCCGGTCGTCCATGACGTAGCCCGAGAGGGTGGCCGATCCGGAGCGGTTCAGGCGATTGGCTTCCCGCAACCAGATTTCGCCGACTTCGATCATCCGCGCGGGGGTGCTGATCCTGCGCAGATCGAGACGATCCATTCGGTCGACTCCCGCCCTCACCGCCGGGTGGTCGGGGTCGGTGATTTCAAGTGCGTCGGTTTCCACCGTGGCGCCCGAGCCGATCGGCCCTACCGAGAGCGTCCGGCCATCGACATCCTGCGCGGTGACGAGGATCCTGTCCCAGGACCGAGCCGCATCGAAGCCCTGTTCCTGTAGGCCCGAGGGTCCGGCGTAGGCCTGCCAGCGCCGACCATAGGTTCCCGGCCGCTTCAATTTGAATCGCTTCTTCTCTACGAACCAGTCCAGCAGCTCGTATTTCGTCAGCTCCTGCACCACCTGCGACATGGGGCCGGGGTCTGAGAACCAGGCCTGCTGAACGATGTAGCCGGTGTCTTCGAGGTCTTCGTCCCGGGCTTCGAGCTCGGTGAATTCCGGAATTGCCCAGCCCAGCATCGGGGCCACAGTGAAGCCGACATCGGGCCAGGTGCCTTGCAGGGCCAATCCGTGGCGGCCTATCACCTTGAGGTTTTGCAGTCGGAAACGCTCGGCGTAGGGATCGCCTTCGGCCGCACCGAGATAGGCCGAGATGAATCGGACGAAGCGCAGCCCTGCCACCGCCGAGGAGACGACTTGCTGCAGCGCGGTCGAGGCGTTGTGATCGGTGCCCGTGACCGTCTCGACTATGCCGTCTGCCGACAGACTGGCGCGATGGAGAAAGCTCGCATCGGGGGAGGCGGAGCGCCCAAGAAAGTCGTAGAGCACTTCGGCGATGTCGACGCCGCCCGAGTCATAGACGAACTCGTTCCACTCCACCTTGCCGGCCTTCAGGTGGTTGTAGGAGAAGGTCAGCGAGGGGCGCACTTCCCCGGCGGCAGCGTCAATGCTGGTCGATATCCCGCTGAGATCCGCGCCGGCCCCGATCAAGGCGGCCTTCAGTGCGGCTGACGGTTCACCGCATTTGCTGAGGTCGCCGTCGATGAACCCCGGCCCGATCAGAGCGCTGTTGTCTTCGAGTGCCTTGGACCACCCGACCGCCTCAGCGGTGATCGACACGCGGTCGCCGTCGGACTCCGGCGTCTTGTCGAGCCGGTAGTTGGCGACTTCCTCGACCCCCGGCCCGTAGACCGTGATCGCACTGAAGGGAGCGAGATCGGGGAATGACTCGCGGGGGTTGCGCGCCAGCAGGACCGAGCCTTCCTTGTCAAGCCCGGGCATCTCATCGACCAGGCGCATATCGCTCGCGACGTTCTCGGTCAAAGGCTCATCTGCTGCCCAGCGGGAGGGTCGCCCGTTAGGTGGATCAATGCGCCAGGCGAGATCATCAGGTGGGTACTCGCGGACGATGGCTACCCGAGCAGGGGCGACAACTTCAGCGGGTTCGCCTAACGTCCCCGAGCCCAGGGTCCCGGTGCCAAGGGTGCCGGGCATCAGTTGAGAAGCTTCAGGGTGGCACTACAGATTTCGAAGCCCGTTCCATACTGATCGGCTTCGATTTTGCGAGTGCTTCCGGAGTCCTGAAACACTCCGACCTCGAGGTAATCACCTGCTTTCGATTCCAGATGCATTGCCGAGAATGGGACCGCTCGGCCGTTGCGCCCGGAAAAGCTGTGCTGGTGCTGGAAGAGCGTGTTGTTGGAGCCCCCGTTCAGCGTCACAAACGCTGAACGCTCTCCCGTGGTGACGTTTTCGTCGTCGAACATCAGGCTCCCGAGAAGGAGCCAATCTTGTTCGGGAATTGGAAGAAGAATCCGGGTCGGGTTTTCGGCCGACCAGCAGCCCCCGATGTTCAGGCCGAGGGACCCGCCTGCATCACTCCAAGGGACTTTCACAGCTTCCGAGTTCGGCACCGACAAGGACGCGGTGCGCCGCAGCTTGCACTTGATCCGAGGTCCCGCTGCCGGAGCGAATGCCAGGGCGGTGATGTTCAGCGTGATCGTGGCATCGGTGGTCAACTGCCACGCCGAGTTTCGGTTGACTTCGCCCTCTGAGACCGTGATCAGCATTCCGGGCCGCGCCTTTTCAGAGGAATCCATCTCGGAGGCGCGTTCCATCGACCATTTGGACCCTGCGCCTCCAAGCGCCAGAACTTTGTAGAAGCCGTTATTGGCTCCCGTCGCCTCGTTCTTGACCAGGACGTAGTCGCCTACGGAGGGAGCCACCGAGTCGATCGTGGCGATCGCTCCGTTCGCATTGGCTTCGAGTTTGTTCCCGGTCCGGGTGTTGGCTGCCAGGGCGGCGACGGTTGCCAGCCGAGCGGCGGGCGAGGTGCTGCCCGAGCTAGGCGTTGCCCATTTGACGCCGGCCGACTGGGCTGAATCAGCGGTCAGCACCTGCCCGTCGCTGCCCACCGCGACCCGGGCAACCGTGTTGTCGGCGGTGCCGGCGAGCAGGTCGCCCTTTGCGTCGACCAGAGACTTTGGGATCAGCAGCCCGGTCGCCGTATCGACGTAATTCTTGACTGCTTTCTGGGTCGGGTATTTGGTATTCGAGTTGGCGGCGAGGGTCCCGTCGGTGTCCTTGTTGGACAGAAGCTCGCGCAGAGTGGTCGCTGCTTCCGCAGCGGAGATTCGGGCTGCAACCGTTGCGCTCGCACCCTGCGGGTTGGTGCCAAGGGTGCCCTGTACCTGCATCATCGCTGAGTCGACGTCGTTATGGAGCCCGGCGTGGAACCCCTCGCCTTCGGGTTCCCCGGCTTTGGGTTCTCCGGTGTCGCTGCGGTCCCGACCTTCGAGATCAGTAGGCAGCGTGTCGAGAGCTGCGGGGTAGGAAGACACGTTGAAGCGGCCCCTTTCAAGGCGTTGGAGTTCTCGGCTGCGGCGCGGCGCTCGGCCGCGAGTAAAAAGGCCAGCCCCTACTAGGAGGCTTTGGCGAAACTCGCCAAGCCAGTAGTAGTGCGGGGTAGCTGAGTCGCCTTCATCAGCGATACCTCAGATCTGCACAAGCTCTACCCCAGAACAAAAAAGCCGGTGTTTGCGGGGATGTCGCTCTGGACCCGCGAAGGCTTTGCCGCCCGAGGCTACAGGGTGTGCCCCAGCCTTTTTTCGTGTGGCACACCGGCAGATCTGCCGGTGGCCCCGAATTGCGCGTTGTCCCCTAAAGGAGACAAGTTGCATTCTCCACTTGCGATTCTAGAGCGGAAAACTTTGGTGAAAACAATTTTGACCTCGTTTGGTCTGCCCCTCGGACGCGCCAACGTCGCGGGGGGCTTCTTTGTGGTTGGCAAGGGGAAATCTATGGGTTAGATCGGACGTTAAACCGCTCTAGAAAGCGGAATTAGGTATCCCTTCCCCGAAATTTCATTAACAACAAGGACCTCTTAAGGATCGGCTATCCTTAAAGGACTCCTGTTATGACCCAACCTTTGGGAAAGAACCCGTTTCGACCCGGTGTCGGCACCCGCCCCCTCCATTTGGCGGGTCGCGATCAATCGATGCGGAGGTTCCGCTCCATGCTTCGGGCCGCGCCAGAGCAGCCAGCAAACATGCGGCTGACCGGACTTCGCGGGGTGGGTAAGACCGTCCTTCTGGGCGAGTTCCAGTCGATCGCGGAGAGCAACGACTGGGCGAGCGCCGTCTTGGAGTTCCAGCCCGGCCACAACCGGGAGGATCAGATGGTGAGCGCCCTCCTGAACATTGCGCAGGATTCGAAGATGCGGCTCTCGCGGATTGAGCGAATCAAGAAAGCCATCGGGGGCGCTGTTCGCAATGCGGGAACCCTCGGCATGGGGTGGGAAGAATTCCAGGTCACCTACGACCCGATGGTCGAACAGCAGCGAGAGGACATAACCAAAGCACTCTTTGAAGTGGTGGAGATGGCAGTGCAGAAAGGACGGACCGGGTTCGTCCTTCTGCTCGATGAGGCGCAGGTAATCCGCGACGAGACCAAACGCGAGGGCGAGCACCCCCTCTCCCTGTTGATCTCGTCAATCGTCGCATTGCAGCGCCGGGAGATTCCTCTCGGTCTTGTCCTGTGCGGACTGCCGACCTTGACCGGCAACCTGCTCAAGGCCCGCTCCTACACCGAGCGGATGTTCCGGGGCGAGGAGATCGGTTCCCTTGAGGAGGGAGACGCGAGGGAAGCGTTTGACAAGCCGCTGGCAGAGGCAGGGGGACACGTCACCGCTGATAAGGACCTCATCAGCCGCGTCGTTGATGAGGTTGAAGGCTACCCCTACTTCATCCAGCTTTGGGGCGCTGAGCTTTGGGACGCAGCCGAGATCGCGGAGGTCGATCACCTCTCGACCCGTTTGCTGGATGTGGCGCGACCCGAAATCTACAGCCGTCTCGACCTTGACTTCTACAACCCGCGCGTTGAAACCCTGACCCCCGCAGAGCAGGACGTTCTACTGGGAACGGCCGATGCGGACTATCCGCCCTTGGTGGTCTCAAAACTCAACGACGCGATCAACAAGACGCCTACCAACGTCAACGTCCTTCTTGGGCGGCTGGTGGACGCAGGGGTTCTGTATCGACTCCGCAAAGGCGAGTACGACTACACCGCTCCTAGGTTCCGCGACTACTTGGTGCGCCGCACTCGTTCTGCTCGCGCCAAAGAAGCGACCCGCAGCGACACGCCTGCGGGCATCGAACAGACGCTTTTCTAGCCGACGCCCCTCTCGCGGGGGGTGAGAGCCATCCATGGGGTCAGCGGTCCGAATGACCTTCCATGGGGTAGACCCGACCCGAACAGGAGGTATCCATGATTCAGCTACTCCCGCAACCCCGCTTGGCTAGTCGCGTGGCGCGTTTCGCCAATCCCTCCTAGGCGGCCCGGTAGGCACAACAGGGTGGTCGGGTCCGGCTCGAGCTGGATAAGATGCCGTCCGTTGAAGCGCGCACAAACCCGCTGCGCGCCTACCCTGAGGGAGGATCCCGAAAGATGAACCGCTTTGTGGCCATATTTGCCCTAACGCTTGTTGGCGTTGTGCTCGGCCTGGGGGTCGGCCAAGTTACTTCTGCCGACTCAGCTTCGAACTACACCGACCGCCTGATCTTGCGGGAGCTGAAGGAAATCAACGAGCAGCTAGACGCAATCAAGTACAACACGGGGGCCGTTTGCCAGGACGCCTCCAAGGGCTTTTCGTGCCGAAAGTTCTAGCGCGGGTCGCCCCGAAGGCGCTACCCTTGATCGATCAATCAAGCGCCCCGGCGACGCTCCAACGTCCCGGGGCATGGCACCAAGGAGAATGAGTCCATGATGCACCTCAGAAAGCTATCGGTAGTCGCTGGTGTGGTCGCTCTATCCCTCGTCTGGCCGGGGTTGGCTGCGGCCGACGCTGAGCGCCTGACTTTTCCTGTGGCCAAACAGGCGATGACGCGCTACGCCGAGGAAGAAGCTGCAGGTCACCCAAACGACACCTATCGCATCTACAACTGCCGCAGGCGGTCCGGCACGATCATCTGGTGCGCGATCCGCTGGCGCTATCCGGCCGCCCGTGATGAACCTGGCGCGACCGGTTACTACGTACTGCACACCCGAACCGTTGCGCAATCGAAAACCGAATGCCTCACGGTCTGGGAAGTCCTATGGGAAGACAAGAGGTGCGTCGGCTAGCTCGCCTCACGGGCGAAGAGGACGCCATCTCTGCTGAAGGTCTGCAGGCTAAGCCCAGGAGCGGCTCCATCCGGCAACTCGGTTAGGTCCCCCGCGCTCGGGATGGCGATCGTCCGGGTTTGTCGTTCCTCCAGCCCACCCGCCGGGGTAAACGGGAGAAAGCCGTCTGGGCCGAGGTGGCCCCAGGCATCCGCCGTTGGATGCTGGCGGACGACGCCATCTGATCGAACTTCCAGCGATCGTGAGGTGAAGCAAACCTTGTCTTCATCGCCCTGTTCGGTGTAGTAGAGGGTGAGGCCCATCCGGTCAACACGGGCTTCGCGTTCGGTGCCCGTCGCCTTCTCAAAAGCGAGACCGAACCCGAAGTCTTCGGCGTTCGTCTGCGCTCGGGTTACTTTGAGGGAGGCGAGATCCTCTGCGGTCCACTCGTAGATGAAGACTGCGTCAGAGACGGGCCACCCGCCAGATGGGTACTGGGCCTTGTTGGGACCGACGGGGACTCCCCCTATGAACAGATGCACCGAATGATCCCCGAACTGCAGGCCGCCTTCGGGGGAGGATTTCTCCACGATGCCGACCGCAGAAACAGGGCGAGCCCCGACCGGAAGGGCGAAGCCATGCTGGAGCGCCTTCAGGTAGTTGGAGATGGTTCCGGCGCCCGAGACTTTGATGCTGGCGTACGAGTTGTCACTGGCTTTGGCGTTGGCAGGGCTCGTCCATGCCACCGTGCCCATCGAGGCATCACTGGTGACTGAACCTGGAGCATGCGTTTTCTGCGCTTCAGCAACCGGGGGCTGTTCCGGCTCGCGCAACACCAGGTATTGCTCGCTGGATAGCGGATAGACATCCCTTATTCGAAGTGCCCCTGAGCCCCCTGGAGCCCAAGCAGTCAGTTTCCACTCCCAGCGCTGATCCCCCAGCAAGGCCTCTTCGGCTCGGGGCACCCCGAGGAAGACGGGGATCCAGGCACCTACTGCCGGGGTCGAGATGATCGGTAGGGACTCATCCCAGCGGGTGGCGCCCAGCGCCCGCGACAGGAGCTGCAGTCGAATGCCACCCGGTTCACTGCCTTGGTCGAGGATCCGCATCCACATCGGCCGCGGGCCGCGATGGGTCATGTGTCCCTCGCCGACGATCTCGGAACTAAGGATCGTCATCCGCCCCGCCGTCAATGCCGTGTGTTGAACGACTTCGGCTCCTTCGACGGTTTTCACTTCCGCCCCACCCTTCGGCGTCAGATTCTTCGCCAAGTAGTGAAGCTGGGCCGTGGGGTCCGCGAGATCGTCCGGGGCATAGATGCACTCGCGCGAGAAGATCAGGCCGCGCAGATCTTCGGAGCCCGTGTTTTCGAACCGCCCGCACCAGAGACCTTTGGCGCTCCCCTGACTAGCCGCCTCCGTCGAGAGGAGGTGGCGCGCTCCGGCCGCCGTGGTGAAAGTTCCGGCTTCGCGCTCTTCGGTCGAATAGCCGGTCGGCCAGCGGGTCGCCGTAAGCACCACGTCCGGTGCATCCCGACGGTGCGCAAAGAGCCATCCTTGCAGGCCCGAGATCGAAAGCGTGTGTCGCAGAACCTTGTAGCCGATCGAGCCTGCGAACCCGCCGTCTTCATCGAAGTCCCGGCGTATCCAGCCACCGTGTTCCTGGATCGTCCCCACCTTCTGCTGGAGCTTGTGAGCTGCCTCGGCGAGGGAGACCTCCCCCTCCTCCTTGACCCGGATCGGGATGCGGATCTGCACGCCTTGGCGGTGCCCGTCCGAGGAGGTTTCCCCTTCGGCCTGGCGCACCATCTGCGGGGTGATCTGGGACTCGCCCCAGTCGACGCCCTCGGCGCGGATCTGGAGGCCGAGCTGGTCCAGGGCCAGCTCCACTCGCTCGGGAATAAACTCGACCGGGTCGAGCACACAAGTCTCTTCAGCCAACTACCTTCACCTCCCTCCAGGGGTCAGTCGTCCGGTGACGACCGCATCGCGGGCCGTCTTCTCTACGTAGGCTTTCGTCCGGCGGTCACCCAGGAAGACCTCCACCGGATCTCGGGTGTCGCCCTCCTTCTGCACGATGTCGCCGTTGATGACGATTCGCGGTTCCCCGCCGCCGCTCAGCATCTCGGCCGATTCCGAAGGGTTGAAGACCCGCGCCGGGCCTTGAACGACCTCGGGCTTTCCGGTCTCGCCGGCGATCCCCCACTGCCCCGCCCCGATGTAGCCGCCGGTGGCGAACATCCCCGCGTAGCGACCACCGGGGTAGGAGGCCTCGAAGTCGCGAATGGTGGTTCGCTGGGCCTCGGAGACGAGGAATCGCTTGCGGTAGTCGACGTTGAGCTGCGCTTCCAATTCCTTCAGCTCGGAGATCCCCGAGGTCGCATCGCCCACCTTCAGGGCCAGTTCCCGAATCGAGTTCTGGATCTCGAAGATGCGCCCGCCGAAAGCGCCGGCCTGCGGTTCAGAGGGCAGCGAGCCCAGGATCCCCTGCGGACCCGAGAGGCCCTGGATCTCTTCCAGCTCCCCCGCCCACGTTTCGTCGCGCATCGTCGTCGCGTTGGCGATCGCTTCCTCGAGCAGCGGGACCTTGTAGGCGGCTTTCTTGTACTGGGCGTAGGTGTTCGAGGGAACGCCAGCAGCGTCCTTGCCGGGCTTGCCTTTTTTCCCTTTCCCCGACCCGCTTTTGCCGCCCCCGGCGAAGTATTCGAGGACGCCGCCGAGCTGCTTTTTCCCTTTTCCGGCCGGAGCGACCACGCCTTTGTCGACGCCAACGTTCAGCGCTTCGATGTCGGCGATCTGCCGCTGGAAGTTCCCGATTTCCCGGGTCGCCGTCTCCTGGGCTCGCACCGTCGTGTTGCGCCAGGCCAGCAGTTGATTCAGCTGGTCTCCATAGGCCCCACGCTCCAGCCCTACGTAGGCATCGGTGACGTTTTCGGGCTCCAGGCTGACGAGTTGCGAGGCGTATTCTTCGCCCACGTCGGCGTTTCGCCGCAGGCCCGCCAACTGCGCTACGAGCTCGGGGAAGGCCGCACGTTTGCTGATTTTCCCGGCGACCCTCGCCTTGACCGCTTCGACGTGCTTCTTCTGCCGTTCGATGGTCTTCTCGCGCTGCTCTCGCCCGCGCTCCTGAGCTCGCTCCATCGCTTTCTCCAGGCTGCGGAAGTTCGACGGGTCCTGCCCCGTGATCTCGCCGTGGCCTTTCGCGTACTGGGCGAGGCTGGAGAGAACGTTGACCGCCCCCTGCGGTTTGGTCTGCGCCGCGGCCCGCTGCACGGCGTCCAAGACGTGGGCCCGCTCATCCTCCTCGAAGATCCCTGCGCGCCCCCAGAACTTGATCAGGCGCCAGAGCTTCGACTGCTTGGCTGGCAAGGACTTGGCTCCGTTGGCTTCGTCTTCGAGGGTTCGCAGGCGCTTTTCGTAGTTGGCCTTGCGCTGCTTGCCTTCGGCGGCTTTTTGCTGGCCGCCGGTAAGCCCGGCACTTTCCATGTCGGCCCCGGTCATAAGCCGCATCGCTTCCCTTGCGCCGTTCATCCGGTCGCTCATCGCTTTGACGCCCGAGCGCTCCCATTCGGTGTCGAAGAACTTGGCGGCTGCCGCCGCGCTCGGCTGGGAATTCAGCCCACCCTTGAGCCTTGAAGCCGGTTCGGGTCCGGACCACATGAATTCCTGTTGGAAGGGGATGCTCGTCCAGGAAACGCCCTGGGACTCGGCCTGGGCCAGAAGCTGTTCCTCGAAGAAGTCGAATCCATATAGCCCTCGTCCACCGGTTCCGATCGACGCCGGATTCCACAAGGACTCGCGCCAGGCATTGCCGATGACCCCGGCGGCCCCCTTGTAGTTCAGCCCCCTACCGAGCAGATCCTTGCCGATGGTCAGGGCGACATTCTCCTGGGCCGGCGTGGCGTTGATGAAGCCCCCATCGGCGAGCTTTTGAATCAGCCCGCCGAGCTTGAAGAACGCGATGTGGTTGTGCAGGCCCGAGCCGTAGTCGTGGATGTCGTTCTCGGTCACTCCGGCGATGTGCTGAGACACCCACGCCTGCATCGCCGTGCTCGGGGGAACGAAGTCGAACGCTCCCGGGTTGGCGGCGGTCCCCCGCATGTGCGAGGAGGTCGGCGAGCCGTTGGCCGCGGCATTCTCGGCCGCCGATCGCCAGTCTGAGGAAATCGAGGAACCGAACTTCTGCGCCAGGAAGTTGGCAACGGTGTAGGTATGGGAATCGACCCATGCGTTGTCGCCCAGCTGCTTCATTCCTGGAGGCGGGCCGATGAAGGCAGCGCCGTTGCCACCCCCCGCCGTTGACGTTTTCGGTCGCTGCTTCTCAACGAAGTCCCGAGCGGCGTTCCAGGCCAGGCTCGCCGCGCCCTGCCCGAGGTCTCGGAGCGGACCAGCAGGTCCCGCCATCTGCGGCTTGCCGTGCAGCCCGCCCTTCTGAAAGCGCGGCACCGCTGCGTTGCGAGCTTCGAGGTTCCGCTGGCCGTAGGCCCGCACTTCCGGCGGCAGGTAGACCCGCTCGCCGGGCTCAAGCGCCACAGGCGTCAATCCGCCTTTCTGGAACGGCAGCGCCTTAACGGCTTCGCGGTTTTCAACGAAACTGCCGACCGGCAAGACGGTGCGGTAGGTGTCTCCCGAACCGGAGCCGGGGACGATAAAGCCGCCGGTCTGCTTGCTCTGCTCACCAGTGATCGTGTCGATGACGTCGCCGGCCGCTCGACCGATGGCGCTCCCTCCGGCACCGACGGTCTTCACCGTGAAGTCGACCCCCTTCTTCACCCCGAACGCAGAGAGGATCGAATCGACGTTGACTCCAAGGTCGCTGAGGTATCCGGACACAGCGGTAACTAGATCGGCGAAGACCCCGGCTACGGCCCTTGCTCCCCTGCCTGCTTCCTTGGTGATCTGGTTACTCGTCTTGCCGAACCTCGTAACTAGGGAAGATTCGAGTCGCGCCGCGGAGCCTTTGACCAGCCTGCCGTCTGCCTCCATGCGGCGAGCCATCCCGATCATCGCGTCCTGGGCGGCTTCGCGAGCGCCTTTGGGCATCTTGTTGAGCGTCTTGATCTGAGCCGAGATCTGGCGGTTGTTGATCTTGCCGACCTCCGCCCAGCCCACCGAGAAGCCGCGGGCGATGCCGAGGGGGTCGCGCCCTTCGAACAGGCGCTGTTTCCGGGTCAGCGAGCGGATCATCTTCAGACCGACGTCGGTCTCGATCACGCCCTGGCGCATGCCCGCCCGAATCGCATCGATGCCGGCGCCCATGTTCTGCGCCATTGCCTGGCGCCATTTTTCGGGGTTCTCCGCCCAGACTTCGTCGATGCCGGAGACGTTCTGCTGCATCACCGCGTGGATGTCCGTGACGCGCGAGACGGCACCGGAGTGCAGGAGATCGAAACCCTTCTTGTAGGTGCCGATCGTTTCGACCCCGCGCTCTATCACCCTGTTAACGAGGTCAAGCTTCTGGCGGACGGTGTCCAGGGCCTCCGTGCTCGCTCCCTGCCCAGTCAAGTGCTTGAGTTCTTCTTGGAGTTCTGCGCGGAAGCCACGAAGACCCGAGCGCCCAACCCATTCCGGCGCCGACACCTTCACCCCCGCTAGTTCTCCAGGCGAATGAACAAGTTCCCCCTGGGAACCAAGGTCCATGCCTCGCATCATGTCCTTGATCTCTGGGAGGCGCCGATGCAGTCCTGCGAGGTAGTCCTCGGCGAGCTGGTCCCCCCAATCGTCGTGCGAACCCGACAGGAAGGTCGACACTCCCGCGCCAAGCGCCGCGCCGATCGCCGTACCAATACCAGGGGCAATGGCACTGCCCACGGCGGCCCCCACGCCCGCGCCTTCAAGAGCCACCCCGATTCTCTGCCCCGTATTTCCACTGACGATTTCCTTCGTGATCCCACCTACTAGCAGTCCTCCGAGCCCCCAGGTGGCCAGCCCGGTCATGGCTCGGGTGCCCGCACCTTTCAGCGCCGAGGCCATCTGAGGTCCAGCGGTGCGGATGTTGGATGCAAAGCTTCTGACGAACGAGCGGCTGCCGGCTTTCCCTCTACTGGCCATCTCTTTCTCGAGGTCCGGCAAGGCGTAGAGGCCACTCATTGCGGAGGACCCCGCGGCGATCTGGGCGGCTTCAGCTTCGGCCCGGCGAACCGAGGTTGAACCCAGCCAGTAGCGCGAGCTGGCGGCCGGGGCCGCACGAGAGGCAGCCGCTCCTGCAGCAGCCGCAGCGGTAACGGGAGTGGCCGGCGCGGCAGTAGCCGCAACCGTCTCGGCCATTCCCCTGGCGACCCCTAGCCCCATCAGGCGACCGATGGCTTTACCCGTCGCCAGCAGAGCGCCCTTTCCCCCTACGGCACGAATCACGAGCGCGACGGAGAACAATTTGCCCCACACGTTCAGCTCGCCCCAGGCACCCAGAATCCCCTTAACCAGAGCGCCAACGAACTGCGGCCCTGCCTTCACGGCCGCAGCCGTGCCCTTCTCCACCAGCTCGGGATAGATGTCGGCCGCCGCGTCGATAGTACGCTCGGTAATCAGGTCGAGAGACTTCAGGAACTTCTCTTCGCCCGAAAGGCTTCGGTCGTCGAAGATCGCTGAGACCTCGCGCGCCAGGTCGGTGGCGGCGTCGGTGGTGCCCTCAAGTGAAGGTCTGATGGTCTGGTAGACCCGGATCCCCAGCGTCTCGGCCGCGCCCTGCATCTCTTCCAGCGAGCCCTGGAAGTTGTCCATTTTCTTGCGGGCGACTTCCTGGGCCGTCCCCTGCTTGGCGTTGGCCTGTTCCAGAGCGCGAATCGCTTTGGGCGACGATGCATAGAGAGCGTTGAGGGTTCGCACACCATCGGTGCCGGCCAAGATCGCGAGCGTCTTTGCCCTTTCGGATTTCGTCATGTCCTCGGTGGCCACCCGCAGTTCCCGCGAGATCCCTGCGCCGCGTTTCAGTTCACCGTTCTGGTTCTGCCAGTGAATCCCTAGTTCCCTAGCAAGGTTGGCCTGTTTCTCGGTTGGTTTTAGGAGCTGGATCAAGGCGGTTTTCATCGAGGTGCCGGCGTCGGAGTTCTTGATCCCCGATTCCGCCAGCGCCTCCAGCACGGCGACGGTTTCGTTCATCCCGTAGCCAGCCAGCTTCGCCACCGAGCCACCCTGTTTAAGGGCCATCGCGAAGTCGCTGACATCGGCCGTGGTGCGATTAGCGGCCGTTGCCAGCATGTCGGCAATCGACACGGCTTCCTTGCCGCCGAGCCCAAACAGCTTCATCGAGTTGACCGTGGTTTCGGCTGCTACGCCGAGTTCAAGCTCGCCTGCCGCGGCCAGCGAGAGCGATGCCTGCACCCCGCCGCCATAGATCTGTTCGACTGACAGGCCGCCCTTGGCGAGTTCAGTCTGTGCTTCGCTGACCTCTCGAGCGGTGAACGCCGTGGATTCGCCGAGCTTCAGCGCTTGGCGTTCCAGGACCGCCATCTGCTTGCCACTGGCTCCAGAGACCGCCCCCAGGGAGTCGATCTGGCGTTCGAAGTCCATCCCGACCTTGGTGGCCGCAACGAGTGCCGCGCCCGTACCCACTGCCGCCGCCTTGACCCCGAGTTCGAGGCCTCGGCCCATACGCTGCCCGGCCTTCGCCGTGCGTTCCAGGCCTGCGTGGGTCGTAGCAAGACCCGCGTTCGTCTTGTTGATTCCCTTTGCCTGGACGAGGACGCTGAGGACCGCGGTCGGCACGGCGTTCATCCAGGCTCCTTTCGTGGGTCGGGGGTAAGCGGTGGGCGGGACCGGCAGCGCGCGACCTGGCCGAAAGGCTTGCTCGCGGCTGCCGGTCCATCAGGGTCAGGAGGAGCTGCGTTCGGCCTCACGGCACCGAACGTTGTTGAAGGCCTTCCAGTAGTCGAACTCGGTCTCGGACATTCCCGAGCCGGGCGGAAGACCTTCTAGTTCGCCGACGGTCTTGTGCAGCCGCTCGGCGAGTTCGAACATGAAGCGGAGGTCGCTACTCGGAGTCGTGAAACTCGGCCTCGCGCTTGGCGGCCTCCTCCTTCTTGTCGCCGCCGAGCTTGCCGGCGACGTCCAGCACCTTGTCGACCTTCGAGGCCGGCCACTTCGGGAGGAACTTCCGGACCTCTTTGACCGAGAGGTTCGGTTCGCGGACGGCGTGGGCGAACATGCGGCACTGGAACTCCATCACGTCGCCGACGTTGCCGTCCTCGTCGAGCAGGCCCTTGAGCAGTTTCGCCCGTCGGCCAGCCTCCAGCTCGCGGACCAGAACGTCGCCGCCGAGCTCCTCGTACTCGACCTCCTCCTCGCGGAAGCTGAACGTCTCGTGAGCAGCGTTGATCTGCTCTGGGGTAAGTCGTGGCACTTAAGGCGCTCCTTTCTAGATTTCCGCCAGGAAGGCGTCGAGTTCGGCTTTGCTTTCGAATTCTTTGTAGCCGTGACGGCTGCCGTTTTTGAGCTCCAGCGTCATCGACTCCGGCTCTCCGACTTTGGCGCCGATCGGCGTGTATTTGTAGAGTTTCGCGACCATCACCATCGCCGGGTTGGCGGCGCTGATTTCTTCGTCGTCGGCCTTGACGACGAGGGGGAACGGCGCCCCGCTATCGAAGAGCGGTTTGCAGGTCTCGTGAATCGATCCCCCGGACCGGTCCTGAAATACCTGAACGGTGGCGGTTGCGGTCTTGAGACCCGTGCTCTCCTCCGAGTAGCCGCCACCCTGAAATCCAGTGACATCGTGCTCGGCGGAGCTGATCTCGATCCTCACTTCGTTGGACGAGTTCGAGATATCGACACCGTCGATTTCGATCGCCGCGTCCAGAATCGGCTGCTTTGGTTCGGCAGGCATTGCCTACTCCTCCTTCGTGTTGGTTGCCGCCGGGCTCAGCCGGCTGGGTTGGCGGCGGCCTTGATCGCCTCGATAACCTCGTCCTTGTTGGCGAGGGTGTCGGGGCTCTTCACGCCGGCGATCTCCGCGAGTTCGTTCAGCTCGTCGCGGGTCTTGTCGGCTAGGCCGTCTCCGTCTTGTGCGAGGGCGATCCCGCCCCGGTCGATGGCGCGCTGCGCCGTCTCCTCGGGTAGGTCTGCCTCGAATTCCTCTCCCGGCTTGTGCCCGAACTGCGGCAGAGTCCCGGTGACGACGTACTTCGCCAAGGTCGTCCTCCTATTGCGTTACGACAACCCACTCGGCGCCGAGCACCGGGCCGTCTTTGGTCGGGTAGGTGCGCCAGCCGCTGGCGCTCACGATCTTGATTCCGCGGACAAGGCCGCCCAGGGTCTGGTCGCCCCGATAGAGGTAGTCGGCGACTGAGTCATCCTCGTTGGGGTCAAGTAGGTGGTCGAGTGCCTTCTGCACCTCGTGGTCCGCAGGGTCGCCGAGGTAGACCCGGACAAGCATCAGCGGCGAGGTCAACTGGCCCTTGAAGGTCTGCGGTGGCTTCTGGTCGCCGGTGATCACCTCTGCGGTCAGCTCGGCTGGTAGAGCAGCGCGAAGTGCCTCACGGATCTCGGTGAGTCGGGACAACAGGAACTCCTCTCGGGCTAGGTGAAGATTCGGTAGATGCCGCCGCGGTGGCGCCACTGCTCGCCGTTGGTCGTCTCGCCGTAGCGGACGGGTGACTCGCGGAGGATGTGAAGGCGTCGGCCGTTCGGTAGGGCTAGGCGGGCGCGGTGCAGCAGTTCCTTGCAGCGGGCATCGATCGCCTCGACCGTCGAGAGCGCCGATCCCCGACCGACGCCCTTGACCTGCCAGAGAGCGCGTTCGTTGCCCTCGTCGCCGAAGACCCACTGCTCGGTACCGGCTTGGTGGCTGAAGATGACGTAGGGAGGGTCGCTTCCTGCCGGGGCCGCTCCCTCGTGGATCCCGTCAGGTTCGCCGAGGAGCGCTTGAAGGTCATCGTCGCCCGCGAGACGGGAGTAGATCGCGGCGCGCACCGGATCGGGTGCCGGGGGCACCGCTCAGTCCTCCTCGCCGCAGCCGTGCGGCACAAGTCCCTCGTCGAAGCAGGTCAGGCACCCGTCGCACTCGCCGTCGCAGTCCGGGCACTCCTCGTAGAGGAGGTCGGGGTCGAGGATGGGGACCGTGTCGAGGCTCACGCCAACGCGGTGTTGCCGTCGTCGTCGCGAGCGGCGAGTACTGGCGCCAGCCACGCGGGCGGCGAATCGCAGTCGTAGATGACGAGGGCGCCGTCGATGATGGCCCAGCCCTCTACGTTGTGATGCTCGGTGCAGGAGGCAAGCGCCGCCTCCTGATCCTTCGACGCAAGGATCTCTTGCAGGCGTTGCTCGGGGATCATCGTTTCTCCTTCGCTTTTGGCCACTCGATGAGGGGCAGGCTGGGTGCAATCGCGTCAGCGAGGCCGTCAACGCCGAACTCCACATTGCGGCGGAAGTTGGCCATCAGCAGCTCATAGGTCGCTTGTGAGAACCCGTCCTTCGCATCGACTCGGACGATTTCGCAGGCCGGGTTGAGGTGGGCGTGGATCAGCTCGTGGACCACCGTGTGACGGATCTCCTCGGCTGGCTGCACACGGGTCGACTCGATGAAGGTCAGGTAGGCGAGCTTTCTGCCATCGACGCATTCGATGGAGGCCACGGGTTGATTCAGGCCCCACGGCAGAGCGATCTCCGGCTCGCCGATCCTGACGATGAACTCCCAATCCATCAGGGCGAGGCGGTCAGCGACCAGACGGACATAATCCGCAAGACGTTGGGTGTCGGGTTTCGTCACCCGTAAACCTCCGCCATCCCGGCCATGAACGGCGCACGCGCCTCCTCGACCGAGGGAGCGAGCATCGGCTGCGGCTCCATGTGGACGGTGCCCAGCTCGTTGAAGATCGTGTGCTCAACGGGGTTGTAGACGGTGCCCTCCACCGCGCCCGTCATCTCGCCAGTCCAGCCGTTGCGCATCTGGCCCTTGTCGACCCGGGAGCGCAGCTTGCAGCCCGCCTCAATATCGAAGACCGTCTTCTCGACCACCAGCTGCGCACGCGCCTCGGCACCCGCGATGATCGCCGGGATGCGACTCTTCAGGATTGCCGTCACAGTGCCTTCACCTCCACCCTGCGGGTTGCGTTGAGCGCCCCGAACTCACGGAGCGCGGTGATCGAATAGGTGACGCCGTTGACCTCGCAGCGGTCTGAGGCGCTGACTTCGGTCCCGGATGGCCAGGCCGTGACATGGGTCGATGCCTCGTTCAACTGATTCCCACCGGTGGAGCTGGCGCCGGTGCGGCCGATGACTGCAATCGAGCACGGCAGCTCCGGCCCCGGGGTGTAGGTCTCGTCGTGACTGCCGGCGCCGTCGGGTTTGCGCTCGTACCGGACGATGCGCCCGGTGTCGAGCAGCTGTTCCTCGGCATCGCTGCGGATCTCCGCCATCTCGGCCGGGGTGACGCCATCCCTCAGCGCCACCAGGACCAGGCTCCTCGCCGCGAAGCTCGGCGGCGTCCGTCAGTGCGTCGTAGGCTCACGGAACCCGCGAGCGCCTTCCGGCCGAACTCTCGCGCCTGCTCGAGCAATTGCGCGTGGCGCTGGCTCCGCTTCAGCGACTGGCCGTCGACCGTGATGTCATAGCCCGCCTTCACCGCAGCGGCCCAGTCGGTCAAGACCTCGGCCGCAGCGACGTTCAGGTCATAGGCGAGACCGGTGAGAAGCAGGGCGTAAGTCGAGCGGTCAGTGTCGAACGTAATGTGGCCATCCGGGTGAACCGTCGCACCCGGAACCGCCACCCCGCCACTATCGATGACGCTCGCTGCCTCGGCGTCGAGGGTGCCTCGCACTTCGGCCTGGGCCTCCCGCACTTCCAGCATTCCGGTGGCTCCGCGGGTAAACCGCTTGACGACCGGAGCCTGCACGAGCCGCTGGCTGACGTGCTTGTCGAGGACCGCTTGGAGCTGCTCATCGCTCCAGTAGGCGGTGCCCCCGATTTCGTACTGATCCTCCTCGACCGCAACCTTGCGGCGCAGTGCGTTAACGATCTGGGTCACAGCGCCTCCTTTCGGTCGTGGGTGCTGATCGCCGCGCCCGGGGTGCGACCCCGGGCTCTCCCATACGGGTGCATCGCTCGATGCTGCGCGGCTGGGGAACTAGTCGTCCGTCGGGGTGCCCGGGTTGGACGCCTCGACGATGGCGGACTTGACCTCGTCCTTGTTGGCGAAGCCCTCGGGGTTCTGAACGCCCGCTTCGTCGGCGATCTTGTTCAGCTCCTCGCGAGACTTGCCCTCCAGGTCGTCCAGGTTCGTCCGGGCGCCGTCGGAGCGGGTCTTCCCGCTCTGGGGCGTCGGCTTCTCCTGATCCGGGGTCGTTTCCTCAGGCGCCGGCGTGCGCTTGCCCACCGACTCGTAGTCCTCGTCCCGAGCAAGCACCTTGTCCTGCTCGGTTCCCACGTAGGCGCCGAAGGTCTCTTCGGTCTCCTTGTGGCGGTACTCGTTGACCTCGTCAGAGGCCTTGGTCTTACGTGCCATCTAGATCAGCCTCCTATTTCGCGACGTGGGCGAGGGCGAGGGTCTCGGGCTCCAGGACCTTCACGCCGTAGACCTCCAGGCCCTTGACGGCGTCACCGAAGCGGCGCTCGGGGCGGAACGCCTCCTGCTGGACGATCTGCCCGGCGAAGGTCGTGGAGTAGTTACCGGCCCCCGCGAGGACCTTCCAGTTCGGAACCGGCGAGCCGCCCGAACCCGGAGAGTCTGGGGTTGCCGTGGTCCGCAGGACTTCGAACCCGGCCAGTTTCCCGATCGAGCCGGTGCGGACGATGGTGACATCGGACTCGATGTAGCGGGGGTCCAGCAGGATCTCCGCCTCGAGGTCCGGGTTGATCACCATCCACAGGTCGCTCAGGTCGGCATCGTTGTTCTCGATCTGGCGCCGCAACTCGACTGCCAGCTCGTAGGGGGTGAAGTCCCCGGAGCCGTCAGCTTTCACATCTACCGGCGTCGCGTCGGTCCCGACTTTGTTGATCGTCGAGGCCGCGGCCTGTTTCGTGGCGGCGTGACGATCGATCGTGCCGGCCATTCCGCGGCCGGCGCGTTTGCCGAACTGATCGAGCAGACCGACATTGGCCTGTGCTTCGTTGACGTCGTCGACCATGACGTTGAAGTACTTGTGCTGGTCGACCACGAGGGTCTGGGTCGTCCCGTCCGGTTCTTCGGGCGCGTCCATGTCTTCACCGGGCGCGTAGTCCTTGATCGTCGGGTCGCCGATCTTGTTGATGTGGACGGTGTCGCCCTCTTTTTCGATTTCGCCGACCCAGTCGCGGTTGGCGATCTCGGGCTGGGCATAAACGAGGGTGGCGTCCAAGTGCCGCTGCAGGCGGGCCGACCACACCTCGGGGATGAACTGATCGATAGCCACGGGGGCTACCTCCCTTCGGGGATGTAGTTATCTGGCTGCCCGGGCGCCACTTGGAGCGCGGGATTGGGCGGCGCTTGCCGCCGACTTCAGGTGATGGGGAGGCGGACGGGAGCGGCGCTTGCCGCTCCCGTCTTGCCTCTCAAGATCAGGACTTCAGGCCAGCGAGTGCCGATTTCGGGATCTTCCCTTCGTCGAAGAGCTGGTTGAAGCGATCGGTTTCGGTTTTTGCCATCTTCGCGACAGCTTCCGGGGTCAGCTCTTTGGAGCCACGTTTGCGGTCGGGGGCACCGCCGGGGTTCTCAGGCGGTTTCGTGTTCTCGTCATCCGGGCCCGCAGCGGCTGCCTTGAACTCGGGAAACTCCTCAAGCACCTCTTCGACGGCGCTTTGGGCGCCCTGTACCTCGCGCTCATCGTCGATGGTGATGTCTTTGCGCTCGACCAGACGAAGGAGCCGGCGATGTTTTTTGACCGGCACGTCCAACTCACCCGCCGCGTCTCGGATCGCTTCGTTGATCAGGAGGTTGTCGGCCACGGTCCGTTCCCGCTCCGCTGCGGCGCGGTTTTCCTCGCTCTCGCGTTTTACCGTCTCCTGCTCGGTCTCTTGAGCCTGGCGCAGTTCGTCCGCTTCCTCTTTGCGCTTCCGAGCCTCGGCTTTGGCCGCTTGCTCGGCGTTGCGGGCGTTCTCGACGGCGCGTTCGGCCTTCGCCTGATCGAACTCGCCGTCCCATTTCGGTTTGCGCTGCTCGGCGTCTTCCTCGGCTTTGCGGGCCTCTTCTTCGGCGTCTTCGCGCTCTTCCTCGGAGCGTTGTGCAGTTGCTTCGGCCTCGGCCTGTTCCTCCTCGGGAGTTTTGTCGCCGCCGGCCATCTGCGGCAGGAAGGCGCCCTGGGGGGTGACGGTGGCGCCGCTCAATCCCCCGGCGAGGGGCTTCAGTGCGAAGGCACGCTGGCGGATCACCGCCCATAGGACGATGGCCAGAAACTTCAGGGACATTCGGATACGACGAGCTCTCCGCACTTGCGGGTGCCTCCTTGGGCATAGCGGCCACCCCGCCCTTGCGGGGAGCCTGTATCGAAGAGGTGCGGGCAGGCAGCGGGTGCGCGCCGCGCCTGCTGGGTGAGCAGGGGCTCCCATCAGCCTGCGCTCCCATCAGCCTGCCCTGTGGAGTGGGGCATCTGTCATCGCCCGGGAGATGCTGGTCTTCCCCTCCGGCGCCTCTACAGCGCCAGCGGAGCGACAGGGACTCGAACCCCGAAGGCGACTGACGCCGCCCTACGCGCTTAGCGGGCGCGCTCCTCGTCCTGCCGGACTCGCTCCGTGAAGATCAGATCGGTTCGGCCCGGTGAGGGCTCCGAGACGAGCGGCTGATCAGGCACAGGAAGTTCGAGGCTGACCGGCCCCGCGAAGACCGGCGACGTTTTCGCGCCAGCCGTGTACGGACTCCGTGAATGGTGACAAGGTGCTTCATTTCCAGTAGGCCTTCCGCTCCCACTCGCCGTAAGCGCGATCCCCGAGACCTTCCCAGAAAGCAGCGAGGCGGTTGAAGGGGCGCGCGGCGCGGTAACAGCGTCCCGCCCACCGGTCGAGCAGGCGCATCCGTAGCTGCCTTTCGACGCTCGCCTGTTCCTCGGGCGAGCGATACTCCATGGTCTCGAAGGCGTCGGGGTCCACAGTCACCCGCTGGCCCTCGCCGGATAGATCGAGGCCGTCGATGACGACGTAAGGTCCGTCCTTCACAGGTTCCACCGTACCACTGCAACCCGCCATCAACCGACCCCCAACTCGCTCAGCGTCGCCACCCGCTTTCCCTCTCCCCAGCGAGCCGAACGGGTGTCCCGCACCATCTCCTCAAGGGTCACCTCCCCGCGCTCGTAAGCGTCGAAGCGAGAGCGTCCGAGGATGCTCAGACGGTCGGCCTCGGGAAGCGAGGCGAAGCGCTGCGGGCCAGCAACGATTTCCGGTCGAGCATCCGGAAGGTTGAACCCGAGTTCGCGCCAGCTCAGCGTCTGCGGCAGCGCCGTGCAGCGGCAGCCGGGGTGGGAGGCGAGCGTTTCATCCAGCGTGTGTTCGGAGCCGTGTTCGGCCGAGCACACCGGGCAGGCGGTGACCTCGGCGATCCATATCCAGCCCTTCACGACCGAGGACCGGCGGTACTGCTCGAAACTCGTTTCCCGGTAGACCCTCATCACCTCGGTGCGGCTGATCACCATGGCGCGGTTGCGGGCGATGCCCGAGGCCTTGCGCACGTCGGCGGCGATCGTCCTGACTGGCGCTCCCCGCGCCACCCCGCTCATCAGTGCGTCCTTGACCTTCTGGGTCGTGTCGGGTGCGATCTCGGCGAGCAGGCGGCCGAGCGGCTGGCCGTGGGCGGCGTTACGAACCAGGCGTTCCATCTGGTCCGTCGGCAGCCGCTTGAAGCTGTCGGCGACCATTGCCTCGGCGGACGCCGGCGCTGGGCCCAGGACCGCGGCGGTCAGCTCCGGCGCATCGGCCAAGGCCCGCGCTGCCGCTTCTTTCTTCGTCCCGAGGATCGTCTGGATGCAGGACTGGAGGTAGTCGAGCGTGTTCTGCTCGTGCTGGGCAATCAGGGCGCGGTAGCGCTCCTCGGCTGCGAGCCAGGCCGGGCGAACCTCGATGCCGGCGGCGCGTGCCTCCTCGATCCGTTTCGTCAGCGGCGCCAGGTGGCGGTTCAAATCCTTCAGCACCGCTTGGTAGGTCCGGGCCACCTCCGACATGCCGTTCGACTCGATCTGCATGAGCCGGCGGCGGCGCTTGGCGATCTCCCGCTCGGCCCTGCTCATGCTGCGATTTCTCCAGCCTTCGCCCTCTCGATGCTCTCGACCTGACGGATCTTCTCGTAGTCCTCATGTCGAAGCGGGACACTGGCGAAGGTACCCTCGTCGTCAAGGTCAGCAGCGCCGATCCCCAACCCTTCGCGTTGAAGACTGAACCAGCCAGCGCCCTTACGAGAAGGCCTGACTGAAACGATCAGCCAGCAACTCCCCGTGTCCGGATTGATCGCGATTTCGCCCTCTTCCGGAGGATCGTGGTAGCCGTTCTCTTCATCCCAGCCGACCCACCACGTAGAGCGGGTGACGAGGCCGGGGGTGCAGCCGCGCGCCACCGCTACCTGCTCAGACCCGATAGGCGCGGAATTTCAGCTCGGCCGAGGCCACATCTACATGCACCTGACCGCCTTTCTGACGGAAGGCCTCATTGGCCTCGATGCGGATGAGCCTCGTCGCTTCTTTCGGCACCGTGACTTCGAGCTCGTTGATGTCGACGCCGCCAACCTCACCGGGGGTTTTCAGGGTGACGACGCGGCCTTCGGTGGTGCCGACGTTCTGGCACTCCAACAGCACGGCGCCGCCACCGGGCTTGACGAAGTGGTCTTCGGCAGGGACGCCGGTGACCTGCGCCGGCGGCGTGGTGCCTTTGACGGTGACGGGGGTGACAGGGATCTCGACGCGGGGCATTCAGGGGTCCTTTCGGTCAGGGTCAGGTCATCTAGGGCGGGGCTTTTTCACTCGTCTTCGAAGGTGCCTTCGCGGAGAGCTTTGGCGGCCGCTTCTGCTCCGTCCTCTGCCTCCTCGGCCATCCGCTTCTGCTCCTCCTCCCAGTCGTAGCCGCGCTTCTCGGCGATGGTGCGGCGGGAGACGACCTTCATCCGGATCTCCGACTCGTCTGCTTCTGCGTCGGCCTTGGGATCGGAGGGGGTCGAGTCGGGCCAGCCGAGGGAGATCGTCCAGCCTTTCAGCCCCCGGAGCTCCAGGATCCGGCGGGCGATCTCAGAGATCACCCAGCCGTAAGTCAGGTGCTTGGTGCCGGTGCGCTCCGAGAGGGGCTCGTACTCGACCTTGAGCGCGACACCGGTGGTCGGGCCAGCGTTGCCCGTCTCCCCCAGCGCCACCTTGGGGATATGCGTTCCCTCGAAGAGCGAAGTCTTCAGTTCCTTGAAAAGTTCCATCGCCGAGGTGAGTTCGGCGACGACGAGCTGGCCCAGCTTGGCTTTCTCGTTCGGTATCGCCAGCAGTTCCCCGATGCCGACTTCTAGCGCCTGGAGCTTGTCAACCGTCTCGCCGAAGATCACAGGTACCGGATGGCCCTGCAGCCGCAGCATCCGCCGCATATCGGAGGCGACCGACTCCAGCTGCTCGATCATGTCGAGCACCGGCGGTGAGAGATCGGCGCGGCCGTAGAAAGTGTTCGGGGACGGGAGGTTCTTGCCCTCAACGATCGGCGCGAAGTCGTAGTCCCAAGCGTCCTGATCGAGGACGACCCAGTCGTTCGCGTCCTCGTTGTGCTCCTCCAGCACGATGGTCCATGACGAGGGCTTCAGCGGTTCGTTGGGCTCGATCCGCCACCGCCGAACGACGCCGAGCCCGGTTTCCTCGTCCACCGTGGTCCACTGGACGAAGTACCGCTTCAGGACGCCGACATCGTTCTCGTCCCACTCGGCAGAGCAGTTGGCCGGGTCGAGAACTGAAACGCGCCCGGTTTTGTAGAGGCGCACCCAGACGTGTCCGCAGATCCCGCCATTCGTCGCGAGGTCGTGCAGGTCGAGGCCGCGCCGCATCGGTGGCCAAGCGGCGTCTAGCTCTGCAGTGGCGCGCGCCGTCTGCGCCTCGGCGTCCTGCTCAGTCTCCTCAGGTTCCTCCCCCTCCTCAACCGCCGCCTCCGCTGGCTCAGGAGGACTCGGCTGGAAGGACACCCCGCCGTCTTTACCGAGCAGGAAGGAGACGCCCTTGTCGACGATCAGCGCCGGGTAGTCGAAGCGGATGTTGTCGTCGTGGCCCTCGTCGGTATCGAGGTACGTGGGCCCTTCGCCGTCGTAGGCCTTCCACGCCCGCGCGTACTCGTTGAGTCGCCGGGATTCGTCTTGGGCGACGAGATCGGCGATGTGCATTTCAGAGGCGGTAAGCGGCACGTGTCTCCTTGGTCACGGCGCTCAGCGCCAGGGGTGGTTCTTGGTTCCGGATGCGGGGCCGGGGGCGTTGGCGAGCCAGGTCATCGCTTGGCTCATCGCGTCAACCTGGTCGTCGTGAGCGCCGTTGTCGAAGATCGCGTGCTCGGAGATGAACTCGCCAACGCTGGTCTGCTCGTAGCCCAGGGGGGCCGGGATGAACTCGCCTTCGGGTAGGTAGACGTTTCCGGCCTCCACGATCGGTTCAGCGGCCGAGGCTCGCACCGTCTTGCCTCCTTCGGGCGGGACAGGCAGCATGCCGGGAATCTCGGCCTTCAAGGTGTTGATCACCGCCGGCCCGTTGGCCTTGTCCTCTACGAGCTTGGCCGAGGCGGGTTTCCACTGCTGGAGTGCCCTGACAGCCGCCAGGGACTCGGTGAAGCTCAGCCGTTTACGGATCTGGCCGAGGAGGAAGCGGTTGGCGCCATGGGCTCCCCAGACCTGACCAACGACGTAGCTAGACGCCTCGGTCTGGCTGTCTGAGAACCGCATGTCCCACGAGTGGATCACGCGGTCGAAGGGTGGAAGCGTTTCCCAGCGCTTCCACCAGTAGCGCTTGAACATCCCGCCCTCCAAGGGAGCGGGACGCTGCTGCATTTGGCCGGCGTAGCCGTAGCTGCCCAATCCCTTTGCCAGCTCGGCCAGCCGCTCGGGCGAAAGGCGTACCGGCTCCAGCAACTCGTCCTCCTCGGTGCGAGGATCGCCGGGGAGTTCGCGGCCAGGCTTCACCACCACCTTGGGTTTGCCGTCCACCTCCTCAACCACCTCGCGATCGGGCAGCCGTACATGGTCGGGGTAGGTGAACGGATGGCCAGGCTCGTACTCGGCGGGAAGGCAGAGGTGGTGCCAACCGCCCTGGGCGAGCAGGTGGCCGGTCAGATCCTCCTCGTGTAGGCGCTGCATTACGATCACGCCTGCCGCCTCGGCGTTGTTGAAGCGGGTGGTCATCGTCTCGTCCCACCATTTGTTCGCGGCTAGGCGCTCAGCGTCGGAGCGGGCCTGCTTCGCGTTCAGCGGGTCGTCGATGACGATGCGATCGCCGCCCTCACCGGTCGCGATCCCTCCCACCGAGGTGGCAAGCCGCATCCCGGTCAGCGTCGTCTCGTACTTCTCCTTGGCGTTCTGGTCGCCGGTCAGCTCCCAGGGGTCCTCAGAGAGCAGGGAGAGCAGCCCCTGGTAGCCGACGCGCTCAAAAAGCGTGCCCTCTTCCCTTGCGCCTTGTGACTGAATCAGGCGCCGGCAGCGAACGGAGTCACGAAGGCTGAGGCTCTGCGCGTAGGTGGCGAAAAGCCAGCGCAGGTGCCCGGCGTCGAGCCATTCCCAGCAGGGCCAGAACACCGCGGTGGTCAGGCTCTTCATCGTCCTCGGAGGAACGTTGACGATCAGCCGACGCAGTTCCCCGCGCCCTACTGCTTCAAGGTGCTCGGCCAGCACGTCGATGTGCCAGCCGTGGATGAAGGGCGTGGCGGGCTCGACTACCGGCCAAGCCTCACGGATGAAGGTCGAGAGGCGGCGCCGGCAGCGCTCGGCGGTTAGTTCATCGCGAGACGGAAGCCGGGTGAGCACACGCGCTCAGGCCTCCTCAAGCTTCGCTGCGATCCGCTCCAGCGCATCCAGCTCGTTGTCGTCCAGCTTTTCGAGGTCAACCTTGACCCGCTTCTCGATCTTGCCCGAGTGGTTGACATCGACTCGATCGCGGTACTTCTCCGGGCGCCGGGACTTCAGCATGAACTCCAGGAGGCGGTCGCTGTAGCTCTGCACATCCGTGACGTGTTTCCCCGCCGAGACCAACGGGGTCGTCACACCCTCAACCGCGCGACGATAGGCCTCACGCTCCATCGCCTCGGTCGATTCCTCCTCAGCGTCGGCCCAAGCCAGTGCGAAGTCCTCATTCCGCTGCCGCTCGGCGTAGACGGTATTGCGCGAGATCCCCATCAGTTCGCAGGCGGTCGAGACCATCCCGCACCAGCGGAAGGTGTCCAGCCACTGCTCGCGAGACCAGCGCTCATCACGCGGGCGCGTTGCAGTGTCCTGAGCGTCATCGTGTGGATGGCGCCCGCAGCGATCGCTTCCCCTCTTCGGGAACGCCGTGCAGGGCTTGCCGTCCTGGCGCTTTCCGGTGCACCGCTTCGGCTCGCTCACGACTCTCCCCCTTCCTGCATCCGCAGCGCCTTGCGCATCTTCCTGACGACCGCGCTTTTGCTCGCCTCCCCTACCGTGGGGCAGTCGCGGGCCTCGATCTCAGCGGCTGCGGAGCGGCAGACCTGGGCGTGAAGCCGGAGGCGGTCGCCCTTGCGTTCCCGGGACTTGGCGCGTGCCTTGGCTCGGTTGCCGTTGGCTCCGGCGGCGATCCGGTCCTTCCGCTCGGCCTCCTGCTCGAACTCCTCGGCGGCTTGGCGCAGATCCTCTGGAGTCTTATCGAGCGACCCCTGGTCTTCGGCGATGACCCGCAGGGCCTCCTCTCGGTCTGGGGCCGACACGCTGCCACTGACCAGGCGATGGCCGTCGTGTTCAACGGCGATGTCGAACTGAAAGTCACTCAAGGCACTTGCCTCCTTGGCGGGCACTTGCTCGCCGGGTCGTGTGGTTGCCGGGCCTCTTGGCCTCGGCGATTCAGAACTACGCGGTGCGCCAGCGGACGACAGGTGGGCCTTCCCCGTCGTGTCCTGCGTCGACTCGCCTGCTCACCCGGCCTTCGCCGTGGAGCGAGTTGAGGGTCGGGACAACCTCTCGCGGGGTGGGATGACCGAGACGTTCCGCGAGCTGCAAGGCGGTCATCTCTCCACTGAGCGCATCGAGGATGCTGGACTCCATCGGGCCTCCCGTCTCGTAGCTGGTTAGAAGACTCGCCCTGCACCGGTCATCACGGCTCCCTCGGGAGCGCCGGGGTCAGGGCGGTTACTGCGCGGCCACCGTTTCCTCAGCAACGCCGAAGCGAGGCTGGTCCAGGGTGGCGCTGATGGCGGGGGCCAGATTTGAACTGGCGACCTCAGCGACATGAGCGCTGCGAGCTACCTGGCTGCTCTACCCCGCGGTGAAGACTCCCGACGCCCGTCCCTCTGACAGGAAAGCGCCGGGGGTGGATAGCGGTGAGTCGCAAGGGCGGGCAGGGGGTCGCCTTCGCGGTCTGAGCTATCCGTGTGAGGGTGCCTCTAGCCGAGCGGGCTGCGAGGCGTGATCGTCTGCGGGCGCACGTGTCCCACCTCGATCAGGGGCTGATACTACACGTCAGCCACGGACGGATCTTCTTCGTCGGGGAAAATCGGGTAGTGGGTCAGTTTGAACCGCGGGGCTCGCAGGAGGCGCCAGAATGCCCCAGGCCGATAGAGAACTCGGCAACTATGTATCCAGAGCACGTAGGGCCAGGCAGCGCTGACGCCTGAGCCCTGACGGTGGGGTTACCTGGGCATGGACGGCGACTCGAAGGCCAGTGCCCCAGACGTAGCCGTGAAGGTCGGCGTGCCGTCGTCCTCGCCTCGCTCATGCCTCCGGACGATGGAGGCGGCTTTGATCCCCTGCGCTCGCTCTAGCGTCTCGGCTTGCAGATCCCGCAGTTCTTTCCAGCCCTGCTCATCCAGCTCCAAAGGCACCCAGCTCAAGTGGCGGTCGGGGCGCTTGTCGAAGGTGCCTTGGTAGATGGCTCCCTCGGCTCGCGCTATCAGCATCTGCAAAGTCGACCGCGAGATGCTTCGCCGCTGCTCCAGGCTCAGCGCCTTGAAGTCCTCGTCGGTATGAAGCGCCAGCATTTTGCTTCGGTAGACGTGCTCGCTGGCGCCGCGTCTCGGGATGGTCTGGGTCAAGACGATGCAGTCGGCTTTCGCAAGCTCCTTGAAGTGATACGCGATGTGCGAGAGCGCGTTTTTCTCGTCCCCTTCGAAGTCGAAGCCGGGCGGCAGTAGTCCGCGCCGGAGGAACTGGATCGGGCTGAGGTCGCCTTCGCAGAGAGCTTCCAGAATTCGGACGCGGATCGGGTGTTTCAGCGCTTGGCAGACCGACTGCTCATTGGGGGAGCGCCTGTCCGCTCGACTCTTTCCAGCCTTCTGTGACCCCTGGTTCATACAGCCCCTCCTGAGCACTTCAATCGTTTAGATCGCGAGAACCTATCCGATTGTGCGGTTGAGTTAAACGCTATTTGCGGCCGGGGTCTTAGTTAGTAGAACCACTTCTATTAGTAGAGGTAGTTCTATTAACAGCCGGGTTCCCCAGACGACGGGAAGGGGGTGAACTCGGATGAAGATCATCGGCAGCGTGCCGGTCCACCCGGCCGCGTCCATCAACAAGGGGGGCTGACCCTCCCCAGCCCTTTAGGTGGCCCCGGCGCTCGATTCGGGCCGGGGTCGCCATGTGAAGTCGAATCTGAGGCAGGGGGCTTGGCGACCGCCCCTGAGGACGCGCCGCCTGCTCTCGTTGGCTTGCTAGGCGAGGGAGCGCTCGCGTGCCATCTCTACGCCCCATTCAATGTCTTCGAGTGAGGGCGGCTCTTGCGAGATGAACACCGAGTGATACGGGATCTCCTCGCCCTCTACGGTCAGTTCGTAACCGGGGAAGGCGTGGGAGAGATTGCGGAGGTCCGTCGCGTCTTCATCCCAATGCTTCTGGATGACTTCATCGACAAGGGCCAGTTGATCGCTGGTCATCCAGTCGATCTGGGCCTTGCGCTTGGCGACGATCCTCCTCTGTCTGTACATGTACCTGCCGACCTCTTGAATCTCGATTGATCCCGAGTCCTTGAGGTCGCGCTCAGCGAGCAACTGCTCATCGGCGAGCGGCCCGTGAGGCTTCTTTCGGTAGCACGCGCCAGTGATTGACTCGCCGAACTCGGCATGGGCGCCGAAGTCGCTGAGGAACAGCAACTTGGCGAGCTTGACGCGCCCGAAACGGGGATCGTCGCTCGACCTCTCAGCGAGGTAGAGGATCAACTCCCGCGTCTTCTGTATGGATTCTTTAGTCATTAAACCCCCACATCTGGATCTTTTGTTTTGTACCACACTGATGCTAGCGGACACTGCGGGCGGGCTTAGCAAAGATCCCGCTTGACGCAGGAGGCATTTCTCGCGGCGCCGCCGATGCCGTCCGAAGGCGTGAGTACAACATGGCCTGTTCCTGTCGTCCGCTTTCGGGATCGACGCTTCAGGTAGGCCCCTCCGGCGGGACCCGGGGGGGTCTACTTCTTTTTGGGCTCTACAAGCTGGCTTGGTATCTCCACTTCAAGTTTGTGGCACCGCGGATAGCGGACCCAGACGACAGCTTGCTGGTGGTCGCTTCTTCCCTGATGATCAATCGTAAAAAGAAGGCCGTGAAAGAAGCCGTCGATAGCGTCGTCACCCAGGTTGCGCCGACGCTGAACTACGAGTCGTCCTTCCTGCCGGCCCTGTGCGATCCCTGTCTCCAGGTAGCCGACTACTGCACTTGGGCGCTCCAGCGGAAGTACGAGCAACTGGAAGACTCCCGCTCCTACGATCTCGTCAAGCATCTGATCCGGTCGGAGTGGGAGCCGTTTCGCCTCGGCACTCGGCGCTACTAAAGGGGCCGGAGAGGCCCGGACTGGCTAGCCGTTAGGCAGAGCCCCCAGGACCCTTTCGCCAGCGTGGGAATCACTCTCCGTACCAAAAGGTAGTCAATGCATCGGCGGAAAGCCAGCCAATTTTAGGGGTTCCTAATCCAGCAGCGCCGCAATCTCTTCCAGAGACCAGATGTGATCAGCAACGCCGGCAGCCATTGCCGGGGTGCGCGGGTAGCGCTCCTTCAACGTCCTGTGCGGGCGAGCGAAGTTGTAGTGCATGAAGTGGAGGCTGACCGCGTGGGCCAGGTTCTCGACTTTGCGGCTGAAGCCATTGGTGAGCCGCGTGAACCGCCGCATCCCCATCCGCATGGTCAGGTTCTGGCGCTCGACGTAGCTGGTTGAGTAGAAGTCACAGGCATCGGCGATGGCCTTCACTAGCTCGCGGGGGTCGGCTTCCAGCCCCGTCATCACCCTCACGACCGTGTCCAGCCTGGGGCAGGAATCGCCTCGCTCCATGCGCGAGATCTCGGCCTGGTGGACGGACAGCCTCTCGGCGAACTGTTCCTGATTCTGCCCCGCTCGCCGGCGTGCGTTGAAAACGAAGCGGCCGAACTCCGCTGCCGCCGCCGCCCGATATCGCTGATTCCCATCGGGCTCAATACCCTCTGCCTGCAT